AGAGTAGAGCTGAACGTGCCCGTTGTGGCGCTTAAGCCGGCCAGTGTCGTTGCTCCAGTAACGCCCAGAGTCGAGCTGAACGTGCCCGTTGTGGCGCTTAAGCCGGCCGACGCCTTGATCTGCCCTGCCGTTGCGCCAGTCGCAGTGCCTACATTCAGACCACCGCTAAACGCCGCGTCGTTTGCGCTCACGTCGCCAGACAATTTGATATTTCCAGCACCCGCGCTGGTTGTGCCTACGTTTATTCCGCCGCTAAATGTCGCTGCTCCAGTAACGCCCAGAGTAGAGCTGAACGTGCCCGTTGTGGCGCTTAAGCCGGCCAGTGTCGTTGCTCCAGTAACGCCCAGAGTCGAGCTGAACGTGCCCGTTGTGGCGCTTAAGCCGGCCGACGCCTTGATCTGCCCTGCCGTTGCGCCAGTCGCAGTGCCGACGTTCAAGCCGTAATCGACGCTGAGCGAAGCGTTGTCAATAGACACAGCGCCCTGCCGAACAGACAACGTTGTGGTTCCGGTCGTATTCACGGCTTTAATGTCCACCCCAACAGTGGGCCAAGCGGCGCTGGTAGATTCGCCTGAAATTGACACAATGCGGGATCCGTACGAACCCACGTTTAGCAAGTACAGAGTGTGTTGCACCGTATCGTTGGTCGCGTCGTACAACCCTAAAAACGTTGTGGTTGCAGCGGCCGTGAAACGATATCCATTTTCAAGATTCCATCCGGTTCCTCGCGTTCCAGAATTAAAGGCCATAGACACGCCTGTGCTCGACAGAGTCACGTCTCCTCCGCCAGCGTACAACTTCCCGTCCGTGTCTGCGTACCATTGCAACGTTCCGCCTCCGTAGCCTCCGATGCGGCCGACGCCGGAAGCGTTCCATATTTTCAGGCCGGTAGTTGGAGCCGCAAATGTTCCAGTCCCTTGATAAATTCCGCCGTTTGTGCCGATGTTCAGCACGTTGTCGATGCGGGCGCTTGTGCTGTCCATCGTAATCACTGCGCCGCCGGCCGCGTTGCGGATTGTGAGCGCCCCAGCCGCGTCTACTTGAAAGCGCGTTGCCGTGTTGTCGACGACACGAAAGCCGTTGGTCGAATCGACGGCCAGAAACGTTGTCGCAATGTTGCCGGTCGCAAACCCATACGTGTTTGTGCTGTAGTCGTAGCTGCCGTTAAGATTGCCGAGGCGCAGGTGCAGCGTGCGAGCGCTCCACGGGCTGCCAGTGTGCGATTGGACCGACAGGTTTGCCGATGCGCCGATCGTCCCGTCGGCGCTCAGCGTCACCGCGCCCGATCCGCTTGGGCCCCAGTCGGCAATTGCCACGCCGGCCGGGATCACCACGGCAGTCGATCCGCTGCGCAGCGTGACGCTGTATGAAGTGCGCTCGGTGTTGTTCGTGCGCCCGGTCACCTGGAGCCAGATGTCCACGATCGCTGTGCCCGTCCACGCCTTGATTTCGAGCATATCGCCGACCGCAAACAGCGGCGCGTCGGCGTCGCTGTTCTTGGCAAGCAGTGTGCCGGCACCATTGATGGCGGACGGCGTCGTAAAGCTTTCCCACACTACGCCTGCGCTCTTGAATACGCCGAGCGTGCCGGCAGACGCAGCAATTTCGTTAATCGTAAACACGGACGCGCTCAGCTCGCCGCGCACGCGCACGTTGTTGAACTCGGCGTCCCCTGCGCTGGTGATACTCCAGCCGCTTACGCCGGACTGGAACGTCGTCGACTCCATGTTGTCGCCGGACGCCAGGGACAAAATGTTGGCGGCTTTGCGCTGGAGATCGACGTCTGCGCCAAAGCGCAGCGTCTGGCCGGCGGCAACGGTCGCGCCGGAGTTGAACGTCGGCCTGGCCGCGAACGTGTGCGCCGCTGTCCAAGCGAACGCATAGGACTGGTCGACGGCGACGGACGACGTGAGCACGCTGATGCCGTTTCCCGCGCCGACGGCAAGGCCACTCGTCGTATTCAGGCCTGAAGTCGTGGCGAGATTGATTGCGACGGCCGACGGCGAAGAAGCAACGCTAATGCCGCTACCCGCGCTCACACTGATTGCCTTCGTCGTGCTGTTGATGGCCAGCCCTGCGCCCGCGACACCGTCGGCGAGCGACAAAACTTTGGAACTAATGCCCAGACCGGCGCCTGCGATGCTGTCATCCACCTGCAACGCACCGCCTGAATCAAACGACAGCCCGCTTGTGGTCGCGCGCCGCACCGACACGTTGCTCGTGTCCACGGTGATGCCACTACCCTGCCCGACGTTGAGCGTAATTCCCGCAGGCAGCGTTCCGCCTCCGGTAAGGCCGGTTCCTGCACTCACCGACATCGACGGGATGTCCGACGTGGACAACGCGCGAAACGACGGAGTGCCGCTGGAGCTTGTCGGCGACCCAAGAAAGACGTTCTGCGAGAGCACGGGCAGCGTGTGATGCGAGCCGATCAGGTCGTGCGGATCGGGAATCGTCCCTGTGCCCCCGCCGCTCGATCCCGACGCAATCACGTACGCAGCGCCGCTGTTCGCGCTTGAAGGCCGGCTTCCGAGCGCGGTGTATTTGCCGTGCTCGTCGTAGCGCAGCATGACGCTGTCGCCGGCGATGGCCGCGCCGGCAAGATCAACGCGCCGAAGAATGTCTCCGCTTCCGAGCTGCACATCCACCGTGCCTGCATCGGAAACGGAAATCACCACGGCCGATACGTCGGGCTTTTGCGCACGCGAAAAGTAATCCGAGGGAAGTGAGCTGGGTCGATTCATGCGATGTACCTCCGCAGGGTGTAGCTTCCGGTTGTTTCTCCGACGCCGGCTTTCAAACTGACGCTGGTGACGACGTGGGTTGAGCTTTCGTGCTGCGGCGCGTCATCCGTGCCGCCGTACACAAGCGTGATTTTGTCTTCCGGCTGCACTTCAAGCAGCCCGACTCCGTCCACGCCGCGCGTCTCCTGAAACTCGGCCGCTTCGCGCATCAGGAGCTTCGCTTCGTTTGTCGCATCTTCGGAGGTGGACACACTGTTGCTGGTCGTGCTCCCAAACTTGTAGCCTTCGGCCGCAATGATGGACGTGTCGATGTATTCGCCGCTTGCGCTTCCTGCGACGAGCTGGTGTCCGCGCTGCACAAGGTCGCTCTGCGACCACGCGTCCTGCCACAGGTTCTCCGAAAGAGAGCCGGCGTCGTCGCGCGTGGTGAAGCGCGAGAATTCAACCGCGCCGTTAATCCCCGCCCTTGTGCGCATCCTGCGCGTCTGAGAGATGGCGTTGATGGCCGCGCTTACCGACGTGCCGAGCGGCGCGGTGTAGCGCGCGACTTCTTCGCCCAGCTCCTGCACGCGGATGCTTGCCGTGTAGCTGGCGATGCTCAGCGCGTAAGCGAGCGTAATATTGCCTGGCGTGTCTTTGCGCCACGACGTCGTGCCGTTGGTGTAGCGGTCAAGGTTGAAGGTCCAGATGGGCGCGCCGTTGATTTCCACCGACACAATGCAGCCCTGCACGCACACGCGCAAATCCACCAGCCGCGCCACGTCTTCGGTGAGCGTGTAAGCAGAGCCGGAAACGGTTGTTGTCCCCGCCATGTTGTAGTCCGTCACGGGAATCGTGGCCAGCTCCAGCCACCGCACGCCGTCCGACGCGGCCGTAATGTCTGTGCTCGTGGTGGCAAGGCCGATGCGGATGACGCCGGGCCGGCCCAGATCGTATTCCAAAGTGCCTGCGTACTGCTGCACGTAGAGCATGTAGTAGCCGCGGAAGCCGATCTTGAGCGCGTTTGCGTTTGCGTATTGACCGAACGAGTCGGTCGAGTTTCCCGGGATGTGCACGCGCGCGTCGAGCGTGAAGTTGGCGAGCGTTGAGTCCAGCGGGAGCGTGTAGGCGGACGTCCCGAGTGTCGCCGATACCGGCGACGCCGGTGTCGTAAATCGGTTGCGGAACGCGGCGTTGTGCACGCCTGCCACGCTGCACATGCGCGCGACCATGTCTTCAAGCGTCTGCGTCGGGCCGCTGAAGCAGTCCCACGCGCTCACTCTGATGTCCGGCAGCGTGCCCGTCAGGCCGTCACCGGATACAGTGCGCGGCGAGTATCGCACCGGCGTTCCTGACTCATGCGTTTTCTTTGTTGTGCCGAACTGCCCGCGCCCGCTGATGATGGCGATGTCGCCGTTCCCTGCAAGCGTCACGGTGTCCGTGCCGACAATGCCATTTTCGTACTGCTTGTCGAGCGAGATCGCAGGCGCGTTGTCTGTTCCGGATGTTGGCGTCGTTGCGTCGACGCCGGTAACGTAATACTGTTTGTCGCCGTTAATCTTTCCGCCGTTGCGGCTGCTGATTTCAACCAGCATTCCCAGCGGATTCGTGATGTTTCGGAAGTCGTCGCCAACGACAGAAGACGACGAGCGCTGTTTCCAGTTTTTGATGGACGACGTAGGCCCTGCCGCCTGCAGCGGAGCGTAGTACGTCGGAACAATCGTCCACGTAGCGTCGGTCGACATGTCGCGCCGCTTGAACGTCACGCCTGCGTATCGGATGCATTCGTTTTCAACGTCGACATACCCGGTTGCCGGCAGATAAACAGATTCCGGCGTGACGTTGAACATGTATCCGTGATGGAACACAACGCGCCACGCGTTCGGCGAAGAGCCCGCGTAATAGAAGCTGTCGTCTTCCTGCGCGATTGGATTCGCGCCGTAGTCCCATCCGACGCGCGAGCCACTCTCTGCTCCACTGCTCAGCAGCAGGCGCACGCCGTCGGAGCGCACGTAGCGGATGGAGACGGCCGTGGAATCATCCGACACGAACGCGGCGCGGCCGAGAATCTGACGCGGGCGCTTCTCTGCGCCGGGATCGGTGACAACGCGCACGCCTGATGCCGTCGCCACGCGCTTGCCGCAGTCCGCAAAGCCCCAGTCGTAGGCGAACGACGGCGTATACACATCTCCGTTCGCGCTTGCTGCGACGCCAAGCCCAAAATTTTCAGTCAACGTCAGCATGCCGCCGGAAATAGATGAGATTCTGTGCCTGTTGTTGTACCCCGCGGCGCTGAAGTAGACGCGGATGTATTGCCCGACGGTGTACAGGGCTCCGTTGGCAACGCTGATTTTGTTTCTTTCCGTAGGAACGTTCCACGCCGTGCAAGCCTGAGAGTACTGCGTGAAGTCGCTCAGCGCGGCGTAGTTTCCAGCCGTCGTCAGGGACTGTTCGATGTCGTCGTACGGACTCTGCGCAAACGCGGGAAGGTCCACCCAGACGTCCTGCCCGAGCGCAAGGCCGCAGTAGTTCTTCGAGCTCTGCACGCGGCGCGACTGCGAGTCGAACAGAAACTCGCCGACGAGCGTATAGTCTGCATTTGCCGCCCAGGTGCTTGAACTTGTGACGTGCGTTTTCTGGAAGAGCTGCACGCGCCGGCCCACAACCCGGGCCGCGATGTCATACGTCGTGCCGGGCGTCATCGACCACGTGGACTGCGTGCGCGGCGTTGGCGCGCTGACGGCCGCAGTGCGCGCGCCTCCGGACAGCACCGACCGCCAAAGGCTGTTTACGTTTGCGGAAAAATTCCAGCCGGTGTCTGCGGCCTTCGGGTTCGCCGGATCTACGCTGTTCAGGTTAAGCGCGCGGACAACTGGCTTTGTCTGCGCGCCGCTTCCGATGTTCCACGTAGATGTCTTGGGAATCATCAGGACGTTGCCCGTGCCTGTTTGAGACGCGCCGAACACGAAGCCAATCGAAGCCAGGTGATTTGCGTCCGCGCCGCTCGCCTTGACCGTGGCTTTCATCAGCGCATCGCCGCCATCATTTGCGTCACAGTATGCAATCAGCGGATCGTTGCGCGCGCTGAACGTCCATCCGTTGACCGAGTCAGCTGTCACGTCCACCTGCGGCGTCTTGATGCTTAGGTCGTTGAGCGAAGACATCGCGCGCGACGCAGTGATTCTGGATTCAAACGACATCGCCACGGGGAATGCCGTGTCAATCAGCCGCTTGTTGCCGTAGTCGCGTGCGGATATTTTTGTCACTTCCCGGCCGGAGACGCTGACAGACTGGGAAACTTCGTCGATGCCGTATGCGCCAATATCGGCGAGCGTGGAGCCCTGCCCGGACTGCAGGTAAACCACGCTTCCGCGCGCAACGCTTGGGTCGTCGTCAAACACCGTCCCGCCGCCCGTCTGCACAGGCCCAATCAGCGTCATGCCGAGCTTGTCCGCTCCGTTTGCAACCTGCGAGAGCGACCAGTCCGCGATGTAGTCGTCAAGAATTGTGCTCAGCGTCGAAGCGCTCGACTGCAGCTCCGTCACCTGCGCGGTGGACGCCGTGTTGTTTCCCGCGTAGACGACGACGGTCGGCGAATCGTTTTGCATGATCAGCGTGCCTTTGCCGTCCGTCTGCGAGACAAAGAATGTGCGCGAGCCGAACGACCAGTCGATCCCGTCTGCGCTGGTAAGAATGCAGTCGAACGCCGTCGTGTGCTGCGCGGATGCGGTGCGGCTGAAGCGCGCCGTCAAATAGAACGTGCCGCCAATGCTTGAAATGGAATACGGCATCAGCGCAATCGTCGACGCGTCCGGGTCGATCGGAACCACGGGCCGCAGCGCGGACTCAACGCCGTTCTGAATCGAAAACGTTACCGCTCGCCCGCGCACCTGATCGGATGCGACGACGATGATGCGCTTGGCCGTCGCGTCATACACCGCGCTCACCATCGACGCATACCTGGCCGTCGCGTAAAAGCTTGCATACGTCTCGGTGAGCGGCATCTGAATTATGGTGTTGAGCGACACCACCGAAGCCGAATCAGGAAGCAGGTAAAACTGCAGCGTGCTCATGCCGAGCGTGAAATTGTGCGTGCCAATGCAGACGACCACGCCCCCGTCCGTCGGGCATGTCGCTTCGCAGCGACGCACAAGCGTTGACGTGCTGCTCAAGGGATCGCCGAACGCAGGCCCGTAGTTGGCAAGCGTCGCCGTAATCGGATTGGTTCCGCCGCTGAGCGAAGCGCGCTGCACCTGCGCTCCGCCCGAAGACATGTTTGTCGTGTAGAGCCGAATTGTTCCGCCGTCGTTGATGAGCCCGTGGCGCATGGTCTCAGTAGTCAGAGACGTAGAGCTCGAGCTGGACAGCTGGTAGTCAATTGCCGCCGAGCTGTTAATCGCGCGAAGGTAGCTCGCGCCGCTCGTATACCGAAACGTCGCGTACGCCGATACGCCTGCGGGGAACATGACGTACGTCGGCGCAAGGTCCGAATCCAGTGACGCGTTTGACGTGCTGGCGAATGCCGAAAAGGACAGCAGCTCATTCTGCGCAGTCGCGGCATGCACAGGATCGACAATAACGGCGCGCTCGGCCGTGGTGATGGTTGCGCCTACGCTTCTCATGATGCTTTGACGAGCTTGATGGTGGCTGTGTAGACCGCTCTGGAGCCGTCGATGTCCTGTCCCTTTGGCGTGGGTTTGCCCATGTCTTCGATTGTGACGTTCCCCTGCGATGTGCCGTATTCGTCGACAAACGCGAGTGTGTTGCCGGCCACGGTGCGACTGAAGCGCCATGTGCGCATCTGGGTGTATCCGGCGTATCCAGAAGCGGGCACGTAGCGCACCTTTACGGAGTAGGACCACTCTTCCATCGTGATGCCGATGGACTTGTAGGTTTTGTTGTTCAGCGTGCGGCGGATGACATCGCCCGTTTTCCAGTCTCCGCCAATGCCGCCATACATGATGTCAAGCTTGTATCCACCGAGCGTGATGTAGCAGTTCGCCATGCTCTCCTATGCCGCATATGAGCGGCGGACGTTTCCAGCAATGGCCGGAGCCAAAAAGTCGTAGACCGTGCTGGCGATGGTTTGCCCGTCCACCTTCAGGTGGATCACAATTGGCTGCGACGGCCCGGAAGTTCGCATCATCGACGCGGTGGCATCCGCGCCCGCGTTTTGCGCGCCGCTTCCCGCAGACGGCGACGCATTCGGGCCAAGGGGAGCCGCCCCGCCTCCGATTCCGGCAATCGGATCCGAGACCGCAGCCGCAAGCTGCATTGCGCTGGCCGCGGCCTTGCCCGTGCTGGCAAGGATGCCGTTTGAAATGCCCGTGCCCATCATGGAGCCGTACCAGTGCATCAGCCGCGACGGCGACGCGATGCCGAGGTAGTCGGCGAGCTTGCCGAGCGCCGACTTCACGAGCGCAATCAGAAAGCCCTTGAGCTTGTCTCCCGCGCTGCGCAGGCCGCTCGTGATGCCTTCGACAATCTGCCGGCCGATCTCCTGCATCTTCGGAAGGATGCCCCGCACCCAGTCCATGATGCCGTTAAACGCGCTTACGTACGCATTCTTCAGCGTGTCGAGCGCGCCCTTCGTATCGCCGTTGATGAGCAGCATCACCGACTTGATAATGCCGCCAATAATGGTAATCACGCCAGACACGATGGCCTTGATTCCGCCAAACACGTCGGTAAAAATGGCCTGAATCGCCGGCAGATACTGCTTGATGTATCCGACGATGGTGTCTATCACCACGGTGACCACTGTCACCACCGCGCCGAAAACAATAGAGAACGTGCTTTCGATGAGCGGCAGATTTTCAACGAACCAGTTCACGATCTGCATCACTACGTCGCGGATCACGATGAACGCAGGAACCAGCACGGCCGTCAGCACGCCGACGACAACGTCAATGACACCTTCGATGGTGCTCTGGATGCGCGGCCAGTTTGCTGCGATCCACTCCACCACGAACACGACCGCACTGCGAACCACTTCGAACGCCGGCGCCAGAATTGTGTTGAAGATGACTCCGATCTGATCAACGACGACGCCGATTGTCTCCTGAATGGCCGGCCATTTCTCAACGAAGTATCCGATGATTTGCCCCGCGATCAGCATGATGCTGCCGAAGATCGGAATCACCGTCGTCTGAATGAAGCTCGACACTTTGTCGAAGACGGCCGTAAACGTGGCTTGAATTTGCGGCCAGTTTGCCGTGATCCACGCAACAACGCCGCCAACAATCTGCGACAGTGTCTCAAAAACTGAGGAAGTGCCGCTTACCGCGCTCGGCAGGTTGTCGGTGAGAATTCCTGCCACCCAGGAAATGGCTTGCGCAAACAGCGGAATTGCCACCGACGCAATGGACAAAATAATGCCAATCACCGGCTGCACTGCTTCCCACACTTTCCCGAATGCGGTGAAGAGCTGCGGCATGATGTTTTTTGCCAGCTCGCCAAATTTTTCCAGAAGCGGGCGCACGGCGCCAATCACCTGCGGAATGATCACCATGCCCATCTGCCCAAGATGCCCGAGCACGGGCACGAGCACGGGAAGCAGCTGGTTGCCGACGTTGATGGCGACGGCCTTGAACATGATGCTCAGGTCCGCCATGTTCTGCGTGTAGGCGTCGGCCTGGTTGTCGTCGATGACAAGGCCGAGGTCCTGCGCCATTTTCGTCGCGCGGTCGATGCCTCCGTTGGCCAGCTGATGCAGGACGTCGTCTAAATCTTTGCCGCTGCGGCCGAAGATTTTCATCTGTGCCTGCGTCTTCTCAAGGCCGGGAGGCATCGCGTCAATTTTCGACGCGACTTCCGCCAGCAGCGCCACCGAGTCTTTCATCGGTCCCTGCTTTGTCAGGTTCTTTGTGATGACGGCGCCGCCGTCCGCCACCGCAGCGCTAAGCTCGTTTATTTTTGCGCGCTGGCGCTCAATGGCCAGCGTTTGCGTTTCAGTTGGGTTTTTTGCTTTTGCGAACGCGCCCTGCATGTCGTTCAGGCGCGTCTGCGCGGTTTTCAGGCTCTCGCTCATTTCGGCGAGCTTCCCCGCGGGGAGCTTGGTGCCGGTGCTCTGGAGCTGCTCGCCGGCCTGAAAGGCGTTGATGCCGAGTGCCTTGAGCGCTTCGCCGGACGGGCCGAGCTGTCCGTTTGCGCCTTGCAGTCCATTCGTGAGCTTCATCATCTGGCCGGAAATCATCTCTACATTTCCGCCGCCGCGCTGCACCGCAATGCTTAAGCCCGCAGCCTGCTCTGCCGTCAGCCCGAGCTGGCTCTGCAAATCGTCCTGCTGGTTGTCCCACTCCAGCGCCGCGTCGATGCTGCCCTTAATCGCTCCGCTGAGCGCGCCAATGCCGGCCGACGCAATCCCAGGAAGCGCGCCGAATACGCTGATGGCCGCGCTCTTCAGAACGCCGAACCCGGCCGACGCAATGGCTCCGAGCCCGCTCAGCGCCGTGCTGACGACGTTCTTGAGTCCTTCAAGCCCGCCTCCTGCGAGACCGCCCAGCGCGCCCACGGCGCTGCTCGTTGCGCTCTTGACACCCTCCCATCCACTGGCCACAGCTTCACCCACGCGGCCCATCGCGCTGTCTACGGTGTTTCGGACGCCGTCGTAACCCGACTCCGTAGCCGTTTTGGTGTTATCCGCCGATTCTTTCGCGGCAGTTTCCACGCCGGAGAGCCCTTCTTTTGCCTGCTCGCCGGCCTGAACGACGGCGTCCCCCATTTCCGAAGCTGCTTCGCCTACGCCTGCAAGACTTTCTACGGCCTGCTCGCTTGACTGTGCTATAGACGCGCCCATTTCCGCCACGGAGGAGCCGACGGCGGCAATGACGGAGCTGGCTGCGTCAATTGCGGAGATGGTGATTTCGATCGGGTTCATTAGTTGCGCCTTTCGTTTTTTGCGCTGTCTACCGCGCCAATCAATCCCCAGATCCGGATCATTGTCGATGCGTCTTCAGCCATCAGCTCTGATGGGAGGCAGTGGAATCGGTCGCACATCATCGCGAGCGTGACGTCAAAGGGCGCGTCCACGGGCACGCCTTCTACGAGCATGGCAATCAGGTGCCGCTCTTCGTCGGTGACGCCACCTGAAAATTTGCGGCTGCACCCGCAGCTTGGATGACGGGAATCACCATCTCCGCAGGAAGTTCAGAAAACGCTTTTTCGCTGATGGGAACCGGCCGTCGTTCGTACAGAGCGTCGATATCTGCGTCGCTGATTTCTTCGCCGTCCGCGAGCGGATCCCGCAGCGGGTCGCGCGGGACAAGCTCGGTGATGCTCCATCGCTCAAGCAGCGTCGACGCAAGCAGCAGGCCGCGCTCCACATCGGAGCCTTCAAATGCCTGCAGCTTTGCGACGTCGCCAAGCGTCGGCTGCGCACGGATGATGAACCAGTCTTCGTATCCGCCGCCCGCCGCAATCTTCTTTCTCAGGTTGGTGTATCTTTTGAGTTCGCTCATAAAAAGTCAGGGCCGCGTCTCCGCGGCCCATCGGTCTAGCTCTGCGCCGCAATCGTCGGCCATCCGTTCGTGATGCCGTCAAAGTCGAACGACCAGCTGCCCTTGTCCTCAGGGAAGTTCATCTTCCAGCCCGTTGGCACGAAGTAACCGGTGTAGCTCGGCTTGCCCGTGGCGTCGCCGTCCGGGTGGATCTCGTAGTAAATACGTCCGCCGGTCGTAAGATTCCCGGAGAACAGCGGCTCCAGCCAGTCACTGTTGTAGCCCGTGATCTTCGCCGTGGCCGCAGCGCCCGTGCCGCCTCCACCCGTGAAGGAAATCGTCGGCGCGCTGGTGTAGCCGGAGCCGTTGGAAGTCACGAGCACGGCCGTCACGGTCTTGGTTACCGCGTCAATGACGGCTTTGGCAGCCGCGCCTGTGCCGGCGCCTCCGGCAAACACCACCGTCGGCGCACTAGTGAAGTTGCTCCCGCCATTCGTGACGGCGATGCTGACAACGACACCAGGGCTGCCTTTCTTAGCGTAGAGTGTGCCCTTGATAGAGCCTGTCTGCGCGCCCGCCACCGGCTCGACCTCGCAGTAGGTGATGATTTCTTCCGTGCCGATTTTGCGATCGATTTCGAACTTGCTGGCGATGTCGCAGATTGCGTAAAGCGCCGTCGAACTGCCGCCCAACAGAATCGTGCTGTTGCGGCCGCTGATTTTTGTCCCGTCCATTTAAGCCTCCGCAGCCGGCAAGGTTTTTGCCGACGCCTTTGCCGACGTTGTCGCCGGCGCCTCCGCCGGCGTTTCCGCCGGCGCTTCCGTTACGCGCGCGATGAGCCCGCACCTGAGCTGCTCTTCTATGCGCGCCTGCACAAATCGGTCGCCGCGGATGATTGAGCCGACGGGAATCACTTCTCCGTTGTCGATCATTTGGGTGATCACGATGAATTCGTCCATCAGTCTCCGTCGATGACGAGCACGTCGAACATGTTCGCCAGATACTGCACCCCGCCGTTGGGCGAGCTGCGAAGATTTACGGTAACGACGTTGTCCGAGACAACGATGGCTTCTCTCACCACGCCGCCAATGCTGTAGTTCCGCAGCATGAAATCCATAAACATTCCCGGGAACTCGCGCGTCATCAGGTCGGCCTGCCGCGTTTCCTGAAGCAGGCACTGCGCCGCAATCACGTGGATGTTGTATTCGCGGCGCGTCAGGCAGTAGGTTTCGTAGGCATTCGACCCACCCTGATAGGTGAAGTACATGAACGGCGCCGTCTCGCTGAACAGCAACGGGATGGCGTCGAATACGTAGTTCACGGCAGGCGCGATCGTCGCCGTCGGAGCCGTCGTGTAGCCGCTGCCGCCGGCAATCAGAGAAGCGCCGGCGACCGCTCCACCCGTTACTTTCAAAAACGCCTCCGCAGAGATGTCCCCGCCGTCAAACGTGATGCGCTGATATTCTCCGTAACCGCTTCCGCCCGACGCCACCGTCAGGCCTGTTACTGCGCCTCCCGCAAGCGTCGGCGTAACGGCTGCGCCGCTTCCCGCCGCGGCAAACGACGCGCGGCACAGCGACGCAAGCGAGCGCATCACCGGCCGGATGTCGTAGCGCGGAATGCTCATGGCCGCACCCGCCTATAGGCATATACCATTCTCGAAAAGGAATTCGGCAAGTCGCCCTGAACCACAACATTGCCGCCATCCGGATAGATGATGGTCCCCGAAGGAGCCTCCCGGCGCGTAAAGAGCCACGCGGACAGCATCGTTGCAGCCTGCGTGATTTCGTCGGGCAAAGCCAGGAATCCGCCGCGATAACTGAGACGCGCAAACAGCCGCGACGCGCTCGGCACGTTCGCTCCAAGAAAGCTCAGCACGTAGCCGTCGATGTCGAGCTGAGACAGGCTTAGCGCCTGCCACGTTCGCAGGTCCGACGACCACTCAGCCGATGTCACGCTCTGGCAGAACCCCTTGGACACAGTGACGGTGAGCACGCCGTCGGCGCTCATCTGCACCTGCTGCCCGCGCCGGATTTCGCCGGCGATGGCTTCGTCGTCAAACGCGCGCCGATGAGATGCGCCCTGAAAGTCATACCTGCACTCGCGGTCGAGCCAGCCGCAGGCGCGCGGAATGCGCGCCGTGATGGCCGCGTCGTCTGCTGCGCCCGAGCCCTGCTTGACAAGCTCTTCGCGCACTTGCGCGAGCGTGCAGTAGTCTGTCATTTAGCGCCGTCCCTTTTTCGGCTTGTCCGCCAGGTCTTCCTGCTCTGCCGCCACCCCTTCGCTCGCCAGCATCAAATCTCCGCACGCCACCATGTCGGAGACGAAATCCGCAAACTCGTCAGGGATGTCGATTGCGCCATTCGCGGCGAAAAATTCCTTTCCGCCGCAGCTCACGCTGGTAAAGTCGGTTACGTATTTCGCCACGAATGCCTTCCTGGCGGAGCGCAGAAGTAATCCTGCGCTCCGCTGCTATGCGCCGTCGACTAGATGCCGTCGGCGATGTTATTGATGAGGCCGATCGCGCCCGGGAAGTAGTGCGCCATCGTGATGTCGCTGTACACGCCCGTCTCGTACTGGCGCTTCGTCACCGGCCAGTCAATCTGGTAGTAGTCCTGCCGGTAGTGCATCTCTACGACGTTGCCGACGTTGGAGATCGGATACGGCAGCGTATCGGTGTGCGCCAGAATCGTGCCCGCGGGCATGTTCGGGTGCAGCTCGATACGCACGGCCTGCCCGCCGTTCATGGCGTAGCGGTTCAGGTAGGAGCCAACCACCGAGCCGGCTGTGACGTTGTTGGCGCCGTTGCCAAAATCTCCGTTCAGTCGAACAATCGGAGCGCCGCCGTTCTTGATCACAAGAGCGGTGATGTTCTTGGCTTCCTGCGAGCCTACATAAATCACGTTCGGCGACAAGCGGTATGTATCCCACATGGAGCGGAACAACGTTTCGATCTGATCCACCGATGCGTCGCTGTTGCTGGCAGTGAGTTTCGTGCCCGTGCCGGCTGTGCCCGTGGCGAGCGTCTGCACCGTCGCGCCCGTGCCGGCTGCGGCAATGCTCAGCAGGCCGTCAAACTCGTACGTGTTCTTCGAGTAGTCGGCTGCGAACAGTGCGGCCGACGCCTGACCGGTGCCGGCCAAAGAAGTGAATTTCACCGAGTTAATCGTGGTGATGGCTTCGAGCTTCTCGGAGCCGCTCACGCCCACATACCACGCATACGCCGCCGCGCCCAGCACGGCCGCAACCGACGCGCTAATGGTCGAAGTGGTTCCGCTGGTTGTAGTAGCCGTCGCGGCAGACTTCTGGCCCGTGCCGGAGTTGTAGCTGTACGTCGAGCCGTCCGGCATCGTCACCGTTTGAACGGCGGGAACACCTCCGCTCATCGAAGCCACAGACCAGCCTGCATGTGTCAGCGCCACGCAGACGACGTTGTAGGTTGCCGCGGCAACACTGCCACCCGTTGCAGCATTGGCCACCGTCGGCGTCGGCGTGGTGCCGAGCGCGACCGCGTCGCCGTTTCCGCCGAGGATGAGCTGCTCCTCCATAATCATGTTCGCCCAGAGCAGGCGCTGGCCGGTGGTGGCGCGAATGTCTTCGAAGTTCACCCCAGCGTTCACGGCTTCGAAAGTCACCGAGTCTTCCAGGCCGATGGTCTTATAGGAAGCGAGCTTGTCGGCCGTCGTGGTCGACACGCTGCCGTTGCGCTTGCCTTCCGGCACGCCGCCGCGCAGCTTGCCGGTGTTGATTGCAGTCACAACTTTCCAGCGGGTAGCGATGTCGCCGTTGCCGCGCACGCGCGCAATCTTGTTGCGCAGCGGCGTGATGACGGGAAACAGGTTCTTGGCCGGAGCCTGAAGGTCGTAGTACGTCAGGCCGGTTGCCTGAGAAACGGCCTTGTTCAGGATGCGCGGATCGCCGGCGATCGGCGAATTCGCAGCCTTGCGAAACATGTCCACGGTTTCCTGCGACAAATCGCCGAGACCGGTAATAACGTTGCGAGCCATGTAAGTGCCTCAGTGCGCGCAGGCAAACGCCCTTGCGCGAGAATGACGATTCCTAGCCGATTCGCACGCCGCCAGAGCGGTACGTGTTCTTCAGCGCAGCCGCAGCGCGCCTGGCCATCAGGGCCTGCCGCACCGTCGGATCGGATTCGTCCTTGATAAGCTGGTCGAGCGACGCGATGAACGCGCCGTCGTCTGAACCACTGCCGATTCCCACTTCGCGCAGCACAGGTCCCGTGCCTACCGGCGCAGACTCCACCTTCACGAGCCGACCTTCGAGCGCACCCAGCCGGGTCGCTACTTCATCGAATCGCTTGGTGAGTTCGGCGTTGGCCGACTCGATCTTGTGCAGCGGCGCAGCGGCGCCGGCGTTGACGATGTCCTTCACGGCTGCTTTAACGTCCGCGAGCAATGCGCCGCGGAACTCAGCCATGTCAGCTTTGTTGATTGCGTTCTCCTGCTCCGGCTCCATCGCCGCCGTCGCAGCAGGAGCGGACGCAGGGGCTGCGGGTGCTTCCGCAGCGGGAGTCTCGGGCATTTCTGCGGCCGGAGCCGTTTGCTCGGCTGGAGAAACAGAGCCGAACTCTTTGCTTGCAGCCTGCTGGCCTGCGGCGTTTGCGGCAACCTGCGCTTTGATCTGCGCTTCCATTGCCTCGTCGCTGGCTTCGTCGACGGCTGCGGCGCGCGCGGCCACAACCTGCTCATTGGCTTTGTCGGCGAGCGCAGACTGAATCATGCTGACGGCGTCGCCGAGCTTTGCGGCAACGGCTGCGTCGTCGGACACAAGCCGAGCGGCAAGCTGCGACACAAATGCCAGCGCCGAAGCGATGTCGGATACAGCCGAACCCGCAGCCCACGCGATGCGCTCGGGTTCCGAGTCTCCCTTGCGCATCAAAGAACCTGCGGATTTCATCGCGTCGGATTTCTCCGGAGTCGCGCAAGATGCGCCGAGAGTGCACGCGTGATCGTGCATTGTCTGGATCATCTGCATGTCGGACGAGCTGTGTCGCGCACCGGCTTTTGCCAGCGCGCCAAGCGCCTGTGCCGCCTTCGCCAGTTCAGGCGATGCAGACACAAAGGGGACCTGCTCCGTCATTCCGTTTGCCTTGACCATCGAAAAAGTCGCTCCCTGCATGCATGGGTTGTCCACGATGCTCACTTCGGCGGGGATGGCTTCGTACCGCATCAGCCCGCCTTCGTATTTCTGGGAGCCGTAGCGACCCCCGACAGAAAAGCCGGTGTAGACACCTTCAGTGACTTTGCGCCACTCGTTGTCGTCGACGATGCGAGCACCGACGTAGACGCGCTTGGCCTCGTCGTCGAACTGCATGTCGATGACTTTCCCAGCCGCAATAGATTGATGCATGGCGCGGACGTTGCCGAGCGACTTGCCGCCCGTCGCGTCCGAAATTGATTTCGACCACGCGACGAAGCGCGGCTTCGACAGGACGTAGTCCATGATTTCGCCTGACTTGTCCGGCGCTTCTTCCGCCGCAACGCCCCAGACTTCGCGGCGGGTTTCGTCTACTTTCGTGATTGGAATGAATAGATTCATGAGTGAAAAACAAAAAACGCGGCGCTGAAAACAGAGACTTCCGCCTCCGGTTCTTCAGCGCCGCGTCTGATTGTTCAGATTAGGCCGTTCAACACCGCGTAACTTCTGAGACTATATCATAAAGTTTGCAGAAGTTAACTTTGAAGTTAACACACAACACCTGTGAAGTTTGCAGCAGTTAACTTTTTAGCACCTCGTTGATTCGATCGCTCATGATCTGCTGCGCAATGCCGCCCTCAATAATCTCCCGCTGTGCGTCCTCGTCCGTCTTCCAGCCGCGCTCCGCGTGGAACCACGCCTGATACTCCGCGAGATGCACGTACGGCGCATAGCTGGCCGTGTTGATGATGTTGACGCTTGTCGGGCCTGCGCTTTCCAGCGACCACTTTCTGCCCAGCGTTTGCGACGTTTGCCTTCCCCCGCCTCCGGGGTATTTCACGCCGAATCCGCGCTGATACCAATATGGGCTTCGCCCTGCGGTGTTGGCTCCGCTCGAAGGCGCGTAAGGCGCAATGACGCCCTGAAACGCAGCCGCAATCTCCATCGTCGCGGCCTTGATTTGCGGCGTCAGGTCGGCCGACATCTTTTCGGCGACTTCGCGCAGGCCGGTGGGCTCCACTGTAAACGTCGTCACTCTTCTTCTCCTCCTTCGCCGCCGTTCTCTTCCGCCTGGCCAGGCGCAGGACGGCTGACCACCTTAAACGTAATAAAGCAACGGCAGCGCGGATGCCACGGCGGACCCTGCGGGTCTTCCCACTCACTCTCCGGCGCTCCGTTGAGCGGCTCGCAGATGGGGCATACCAGATCGTCGTAGTTGGTGTTGTTTACGCGCTCCAGCCGCAGGCCGAGCTTCTCGGCTTCGTCCCGGAATGCGCCCATCCCCGCCGCTGCCGCGCGCGTGACTTCGGTGACTGCGATGCTCTCCGCGCGCGCTTCGCCGAATGCAGGCGCGAGCGCGTCCACCAGATCGCCGAGCGTCATCTCGTTCCCGGCCAGATATTCCGACACGGCTCCGCCCACGATTTCGCGCGTTGTATCCGCGAGTCCGTCGATGAGCTTGCCGGCGTGCTCTTCGGCCCACTCGGAGGCACGAGTAGACGCGACGCCTTCGCCGAGCGGGACGCCGACATCCTCCTGCCCTGCATAGATCGACTCTTCCATGATGTCGCGCAGCATCGGGCGAAGCTGGTCAAGCATCTCGTCGTCAAAATCCGAAAGCGCCACAGGCTCTCCGCGCAGGATGGCATCGGCGAATTCGTCGGAAGCTTCGCTCATGACAGCGAGAAGAGCGGCGTATACCTTTTTCTCCTGCACCGTCATCTTCTTCTTTGCCGCCTTGCTCAGCCCTGCCGCGCTGCAATGCGCACACGTGCATCCGCGCGCATGCTCACCCGGCAGGGCGCGTGCTTTTGGGCTGGAGATCGCCTTAAAAATCGTCGCCACCATTGCTGCGTCGCCGGCCAGCGCCAGTCCGCGACGCACCTTCGTCACCATTCCGGCGCTGAGCACCGGCGCACTGGCTGCAGGCGGATCGCAGTCCGCACGCTTGCCGTCCTTCATGCGCCGTACGGCTTTTTCGCGCCAGTGGTCGAGCGCCATCTTCTCAAAAGCCGTCAGTGGTTCAGGTTCCGGCTCAAAGACTTTGCCATAGCGCCGCTCGCTCGGGAGTGCGCCGGCGACATTGTCTGCTGCGCCGGGAACAGGCGAAGCCGGAACCGGCTCAGGCGCAGGTTCAGCGGAAGGCTCCGTTGTTTCAGGCGCAGGCGCAGACGCATCCGGTATGGTCGCGGGCGCGGCGGGCTCCGGCGCATCTGAAAAGATTTTGTCGAGCGTCGTAGGCACTCCCCCGACCATCATGAACGGTTTGGCGTTTTCGATGGGTGGCTGCCCTGCCTTGGCGCGCCAGACGTTGATGTCGATAATGCCGTTTTGCAGCTGAATCTGCAGCAGCGACGCCTCCGCCGCCTTGTCCTCCGACGGGCCCATATCCTTGAAGCGCCACACAAGCGGCGCTTTCGTCTGCCGCGCGACGATGCCCGAAAACAAGTTCTGCAGATACTGCACGAGCGGGCCGATGCCGAAGCGATACAGCGCGTTCTCCTGACCGTCCATGAATCCCTTGCCCCCAAGGCCGGAGCCTGGCGTGAGCCCGAGCTCGGACGGCAGGAAGCCGAAGGCGTAGCACGTCATCTTCAGCATCCATTCGTCGAAGGCGTTGTTGGCCGCAGCGTCAGGCCGTCGGAACTCGTAAATCGGCGTGCCGCCCCCCGCCGAAGGCATGAACTTGATGCGTCGCAGCTTGGCGACGTCGCCGACCAGCATTGCATCGAAGTAGTCTTGAAATTTGGATATGTTCTCCGGCGTCCAGTCCGACGGCAGGTAAGCCATCGCCTCAGGAACGTTCGTCTGGTCCCAGTACGCCGTAGATGCGAACTGCCTGCGCAGTGCTTCGTTGATGCGCAGCACGAGAAACTCAATCGGAGACTTCCCGTAGGGCGAGCCGGCCGACGTGTTGAACGGTCGATACAGCAGGCGATCGGCCGTGAACCACTGCCAGTTGCGGCCCTTGATGGCCTGCGTATATGCCGGGATGGGCGGGCGTGGCGTTCGGCCGCGCATGTCAAGCAGCGGACGGATAGTAGACCCGTCAATCTGCTCCACGGACACCAGGTTGCCGCCCGCGTCCACATCCAGCCACAGGCTCACCGCGTCGTAGACGAGCAGGTCTTCCAGCACAGAGTTGCACCACGTGTCGAATTCAAGAATGCCGTCCGGCATGCGCCACATCTCGGTGATGCGCTCGATTTCGCGCGAGTAGTCCTGCTCGTCGTTTTCGTTCTTTGGTTTGATGTGCCACTCCGCCGAGCGGATTTCGCGCTTGATGGCTTCGATGACGATGCGCACCGCGTCAGACATGTCGGCGAAATTCTTCAGCGAAGAAAACGGCAGCTGTCCGTATCCTGAGCGCGGCTGCATATATAGGTTGATGCCGCTCTGATAGTCGAACACGCGCGGCTTCTCGTCGTCGGAGACGACAGGAGGCATCGGCACGCCGGGCGCAAACACGCCGCGCGCGCCGAAAGCGTCGATGTACCGCTGCCGGTCTTCGCCGGTGACGTCGGTGATTGCATTCGGGTCTACGGCCATGTCCACTCCTTCGCGGCGCTGCGCCATCGCAGCACTGCCGCCATCAGCTCGCAGCCTTGTCCAGCTGCGCCTGCGCAAATCGCACCCATCCGGGTGCGCCCAGTTCGTCCGCGTCAATTGCGTACCACGCGAGCGCAAGCGACATGACGCAGTCGTCGTGCATCCCTGACGGCGCGCCGTAGCGCACTGCGCCGGATGCCATGCGCTCTGCTTCGTACGCCTCCAGCTCGGTGATGAGCACGATGTCGTCTGTGATGGCGACGCCGCGATGATCAAAGGCGGACGCAAGACGCTCGATCAGCTCCGCCTTGCTGCCCGAAGTTGTCGTGAAGTCGCGCACCGGAAGGCCCATCGTGCGCAGCATGTCGTTGTTCGGCTTGCCCATCGCGTTGCTTTCCGCAATGAGAGTCTGAATCCCAAAGCGCGCGCACGTCGCCGCAATACGCGAGCGCTGCATCTCGTAGGTGAGTCCGTTGAATCGGTCCACGTACGCGATGGCCTTCGTCGTCGCGTCCATGACGGTGAGCACGGTGTAGTCGGTGGTGAGCGCCCAGTCCAGCCCGGCGACATACGTATGCCCCGGCATCATCCTGCCCTGCACGTGCGCCGTCGCTGCCGCCCTCACTCCCTGAAACACGCCCGCGCCGTCTTCGACAAACTCTGCCATCCATTCCTGCCGGAATGTTCGGTCGCTGATGGTTTCCCGCGCGCGCTCAAACGCCTCGCGAATCATCGGATTTGGATTCGCCGACGACGGAGCCGTGTAGCTCACGATTCGATTGCTCATAAGCCCTTCAGCCATGCCGCGCTGGAACTCGCGATAGAACCAGTTGCGCCCGAACGGCGTCGAGATCAGCACCGCGCGCCCGCCGCGGTCGGCGAGCGTCGGCTGAATCGCATCCGTCCACGCCTCCTCGGATACGCGGCTTGCTTCGTCGATGATGACAAGGTCAAACGCCATGCCGCGGATGCTGTCCGGGTTGTCTGCGCTGTATACAGACAGACTGCCGCCCGACGGGAAAACAATCTCGCGCTCCGAGCGCCGCACCTGCAGCAGACCGGCAACAGGCGCGATTGCCTTCTCTGCTGCGCGCCACAGCGGCCTGCTGTTGCGGTACGTGGGCGCAATCCACGCCGCCTGCGCGCCGTGGTCCGCGCAGGAGAGCGCATAGGCAGCGCACATGAAGGACTTACCCCACCGGCGCCCCATCGCCACTACCTTCACTTTCGCCGGGTGCGCCACGATCGCCGCCTGGTCTTCGCGTAATGCTGGCAACCGCTGCGTCGTGGTCGAATACCGTAACTTTTGCTTCAATCGGACCGCCATTTTTTCCTGTGACTTCAAGCTCTCCGCGCTCCACGTAGCCTCGATTGCGGCCAAGCGTGCGCAGCGTCAGCGATACGGCCCACGGCTCTCCGTTGACAACTGCACGATGTAGAGACGACTCGGCATGGTCCACAATGGCCGCGCGCGCGTCGTCGACGATGCTATGCAGCTCGTGCTTATTCACGAACTGGTGGACAGCGCAGCGGGTGACGCCGAGAAGCTGTGCGGCAATGGTGATGTTCCCCTTGGTTTCCCGCAGCCTCTCTTTGACGGTTTTTAGTTTTAGCTTCGGCATACGTCACCCGCTCCTCTCCTAGCCGCCGTTGTTGCGACCACGAAGCTTTGTGCGAACAACTGCTCGGATTTGGAAATGATCTTGTGCAGGCCATGGCGCTGCATCCCAAGACTTCTAGCTGCGGCAGAGACGTTCCCGGAAACGGCGATGAGCGTTTCTTCAATTTTGCTTTTCGTGTATCTTGGAGTGCGCGCCATTTTTTACCTGTACACTATTTTCTAGCCGATCTCAAAAGATCCGTATTTTTTTTATCTCGGCAATCAGTTTCTTTTGTTTTCTAGTGTTACCCCTAACAAGTTCATTGAGCGGCTTGGACGTTTGTATGGCTTCGCGCTTCAACTGTCTTGCAAATCTATATTGCGAATTAAGGGCAAGACGGTCATTGAGAATGTCTGCTGCTCTGCGAAATTTTGCGCTTGATTCCGTGAGCTTTTCTTCCGCTACACGAATCTCCGATGCAAGCCTGTTGATCTCTCCTCTTTGCCTGTTTATTGAGCTTGTAATTTCGCTTTCACTTGGCGCGGCACCGCGTTTTGATCCACCACCAGTCGACTTTGAGTCGACGCGCGCCTTGTCCCCACCGCTTACGCGTCCACCAGACGATCCATTCCTACCCATCTGAGTGCCTCCCTTCGATAGCGTGCGCTTCCTGCGGAACGTGCACCCATCCATTAATGCGACAAGCCTCATGCGTAGCCTTGCCGCCCCCAATCACAACAAACACGACGGGCTTGCCGTCCGCGTGCTCACACGCCGTTTTGTAGTCTTCTTCGAGCAGCTCAAAGCGCGTGTCGTAACCGCGCGTGGCATAGTGCGTCCATCCGCGCGGGATTCCCAGCATGTTGATATCCCGGAATTCCGGCTCAACGTTCAGGTCGACGAACACGACCACGCCGTGCTGCTGCACCCAGCGCGAAATCCACCGCTTGCGGTAGATGCCCCAGAGCGCAAAGGCGCGGGGCGTCATGCTGCCGGTGGATACGTTCGGTTCGCAGATGGCCTTGCACTGCGACATGACGATTTTTTCCGGCGTCTCCCAGATTGTTTCGAAGCGCGCGTCGTTCGTGTAAAAGTGCAGCGTGCCGCCATTAAACGAACCGCGCGCATATCGGCCCCATCGCTCGCACGGCATCGGAAGGCCTGCGAGCGGAGCCTGCGGGAGCAGCGTCGGAATGCCCCACTCGTTGTCCGACGGGAAAACCATGTCAAACGCCTTGTCCGGAAGCGGAACGGAGTCGAGCTCGCCTTCTTCGCCGTCGCCGATCTCATCGGCGGGGATGATGCCGTTCTCTTCTGCGAGATCGGACATGAGCTTTTGCAGCGCCGCGCTCTCCGTGCTCACCGCGTGCAGCAGGGCGTCGAGCTGTGCCTTGTCCGTTGCGGCCATTGCGCCGATCGGGTCGATGGTGGCGAGAATCTTGGCTTCTTCGTCTTCCGTCAGGTCGACTTCAACAAACGGTACAGGCGTTTCGTCTCCGAGCTTGAGCGCTTCTTCGATGCGCGCGTGTCCATCCAGCACGTGCCCGGTAGCGCGGTTGACGACGACGGACTGCACCCAGCCGACTTCTCCGAGCACGCCCGTAAGTGCCTGTCGCTGCGCCTTCGGGTGGATGCGCCAGTTCAGCGGATTGGCCATGTATTGCCCTGCCGCCTGCTCGCCATGGCTGACGATTCGGTTGCGCCACGGAGCAGTCTGCTCGCGCTTCTTGCTCACGCGTCCTCCGTCATAGCCACGAACCGCCCGGGGTCCGGCGGAAGGTGCGGCGGATTCGTGCCGGAGATCCCGTTCGCCCACAGCATGCGCCACACGCCGCTTCCGTTGTCCTGCGCCACCTGAACGGCGCACTTCGCCAGCCGGTCATACATGTTCGGCTCAAAGTCCACCAGAATGCGAAGGTCGCGCGCGCGCGCGGCTCTGAATACATTCTGAAAGTCCTGCGAGTCGAAGGCCGGCTTCAGGCCGGCGTCCGTGACGTACGAATCGAAGGCCAGCCGCGGGTCGGTGATGCCGATGAATTTGTAGTGCGAGCAGACGTCCTCGATCGGCATCTCTTGGACGATTTGCGAGAACCGCGCCGCAATCTTCTTTTTGCCGCCGCTCATCACGCGCGCCTGCCTTGCCAAAAGTCTGTCAGGATGCCGAGATAGCGCGCGACGTTGTATCCCTGCCAATTGGAGTGGCTACCCAATTGGAAGATGCACGCGCCGTCAAGCACAACAGGAAGGCTGCGTCGATACTCCAGCCACCACGAGCACCAGCGCGCAAACTGATCGTCGGAGTAGCCAGCCCATGGGAAACCACCTGCGCCAGCTTCAACGCCAGTTTCACCAGACGTGTGAACAACAGCCTTGTTGCCGCCGCACTGTATCCAGAACGATGAGTCGCGTCCTTCGAACCATTTCGGATCATATGGCGTGTGTTTGTCAAAATGTCCGGGATGATCTAAAAACCGCTTGTATCGCGTATACAGGTGCCAGCCAATTTTTATTCGGCCTGTGTTCTGCACTGCGAAAGCGTAGTACGTTTCTTTGAACGCCTGCACGATCTCTGGAGTTTCGGTGTCCGGCGTGCCGTGGCTGAACTCTCCAATGACGATTTTGCGCGACGGGTTCTTCGCCCACACGTTCTGCGCGAACGCCTTCTCGTACTCGAACCGCCGCCTCATCTCGTCAGGCGAGCCATATCCAATCCAGTCACCTTCATTCGCACAGGTCGTCCACATGTTGCCTGGAATGTCCATCAGCCCAGCGCCAGCGTGATCGGCTAGGAATTTAGGGTCAGGAGCATTTTGGAACCAGAAGCGCGCCATGATACGAGCGTCCGGATACTGACGCGCTGCTGCAACTGCGCCCATCAGGTTATCCATGAACAACACGCTGCGACAGCCGCGCGCGAGTGCGTCCATGCCAGCGTTGCCGTCGTTCAGGCAGTTCACACCGAGCAGATATTTTGCGTGCTTCCAGTCAGCTGGAATCACTGGCGGGATAACAGGCTGCGGGACGACGGGCGTCGTCGTCGTCATCCATTGCCAGCCGTCGGAGCGGACGTAGCCGTCGCCGACGCGGACGTTGCCCGCCGTGACGCTGATGCGGCCCCACGACTGCTTGTCTGCGCCCGCTGCCGTCGAAAGAACTTCAAACTCCGCACCTGCGGGAAGCAGGTATCCCGTCGCAGTCGAAGCCGAAACGCTCGGCGCGGTGCGGACGTTCCACGGCGTGCCCTTGATGCGCGCCTTGCCGGAGGTTTGTGTGGTCATAGGCTCCTTGAGAGTGACTCGGTTGGGAACAATGGACGACCAGCGCCGCGCGCCGTTTTCGGCTTGATCGAGCGCAGCTTTCGTCGCGTTCAGATTTGCGCCGCCGTTGCCGCGGAACAGCGGGTCGTGATACGCCGTGTCCGACAGGCGCACAATCCAGTGCGCGAAGTCGCCGCGCGACTGCAGGCGCACGGGGAGCAGCCGGTAATCCACCAGGGCGATATACGGGTATTCAGCGGTGGTCGTCGTGCGCAGCTGGACGCCGACGGACTGCCCCATCGCAAGCAAATCGCGCTGCGTAGTGCCATCCTGAGGAGGATCGAAGCGCATCGACAGCTCGGTCACAGTCGCGCCGTTGGCGAGCGCAGGCTTGGATGATCCGCACAACATCGCGATGCATGCAGGCCCGCAGTCATTACCGCGCGGTGCGTTGTCGAGCTGATTGACATAGGGCACGTTCATACAAATGCCTCCTGCGTAGCGCGCTCTCGCGTCCAATGCTCCAGCCGCGCGCGTGCGATTCGCGCGTAGTCAGCTTCGCGTTCTACACCGACGACGGTGTGCCATCCTGCGAGCGCGGCTCCGATGCACTCCGATCCGCTGCCAGCGAATGGAACGAGGATCCTCGATTCGACGTGCTGAGGAGGCAGGATGAGCGCTGCGAGATATTGCGTGAGCGTGAGAGGCTTTACGGTCGGGTGATAATTGGCCCTTGGGATTGTCGGAGGCAGCCCAGCCTCAGCGCGCTTCCGGGAGCCTTCTCCGTATTGATTACCGGGATTCGTTGAGTCACGACCGCTCGCCTCGTCAACGTTACCGACACTAGCGACGCAAAATTCAAATCCATCCAGCCCCTCTTCTTTCTCGCGTCTCCCAGCCTTCGCGCAGTAGAAAAATCGCGCGGCGTCTCCGAGGACTTCCGCCGTCTCATCGCTGCCGTCGTGGATGATGTTCGCTGGCCAGCGACCAAGGCCTTCATGACGCGGTGATGACGTTGCAATGTTTAGGCCTTTGCCGTAAATATTGTTAGAAGTGCTAGAAAGTTCTTTCTTGATTAGCCTGCACCCGCCTTCTTCGCCGACTCTTCCTCCATCGACGTTGATCGCGCCCGCGCCGTGCTCCAACGCATTCTGCGCCACAGTGCCGACGAGCGGGTTCCTCGCGACGATGACAGGCTCCCACGCAGGCTTCAGCGCTGTGCCGTAGCCCTGCCATGCATCGTGCAGATTATGACCTTTTGGAAATCCTGAACCGTAGAGCCAACCGAGCGTATCGCGAATCTCAAAGCCTGAATCTTCAATGGCAACTGCAATCCGATGAAACGTGCGAGTGCCGCCGAACGCCAGTAGATGCGCGCCGGGCAAAAGCAGAGAGCGAATTGCGGCCCACGTCTCAGCGCGAAAAGATACACCGCGCGAATCCCACGACTTGTTCATGAACCCCAGCTCATACGGAGGATCGCAGAGCACGGCGTGAAATTTCGGCCCGTGATAGTGCGCTGCTAAGCGCATGATGTCGCCGTTCACGATTCGATGCATCATTCGTCCTTCCGTAGACGATCGATTTCGCGCACGAGAGAGTCGAGCTGGCTGGAAATGCGCATGATTGTTTGCGACAGGTCGTCCAGCTTCGCCAGCACTTTTTCTTCGCGTGCCATGAGCCGCTCTTCGCGTTTGTTGCTTGTGATGAGCGTGTACATGAGCAGCGTGGCGAACATCGCAGGAATGCCGCCATTCGTCAAAATCTGAATGATGGAGGCTTCAGCCATTGGTTACTCCCGATCGGCGCGCGGCGTGCGTGAACTGCTGTACCAAAATTGATACGGCCGTGATGGCGATCTGCGCGTACGGCGTCATCTCAGCCAGCGCCGCAGGATTCACCGAGAGCCAGTCACGCGCAGCCATCGCGGCGACGGCAATCAGCACGGCGACCACCATGGCGATCGTCTGCTTGCCGTTGGGCGAAAGCGAAGCGAAGCCGTCGATGCGGTCGAGCACAAACGACGAGACAGCGCTGAGCCCCGCGCCTGCGAGCCACGTGAGAAGGGAGACGATATCCATGGAACCTCCGGGGAAAACAAAAAAGCGGCACCTCGGAATTGAGATGCCGCACAAGCGGTTGGTATTTAGTTGATTCTCACGCCGGCCCACAGGCCTGCACTTTCAAAATTTTGGCGTTCGCGTTAAGGACTGCAGGCCAGCTTTGACAGTATAGCACTACAAACTGCCGCCGTTATGAGCGCAAACTATAAGGCTTTGCACGCGGCAAGTTCTCTGACGCGTGAACGGAAATCTCAACCTTTGTGCCGTTTGCCGTCATGACGATGCGCAGCTCAACCAGGGCGCCTGCGCGATGTGCGGCCGAAGCCTGTGCGCGCTCCCACTGCGCACGCAGCGCGGCGATGAGCTGCGCTTCGTTCGGAAGCGGATCCGGTGTCGTCATTCCGCGTCCACCATGCGCCAGTACGTCACATCGCGCACGCTCCGACATGTCACCAGATTTTCAGCGAGCATTTCAGCAAGAATCCGCGTTGCCGTTTGGTGCGACACGCCTTTTAGTCGGCTGAACGCGTGCGCCGTGAACTCGCCCGCTTCGGCTTTGCGGACGGAATATCGATTTGCGATTTCAAGGAGCCGCGCGACGTCAAAACCGCCGCCATGATTCGCGGCGCTTCCGGCACCGTCCACATCAACCGTTCTTTTTCCCATTCGCCGTCTTTTTGGATTTCGATTAACCATGTCCCCACCGTGAACGCTTCTCGCCTCGTGACGCGATGCGTGAACGCAGTCTTCAGCTGCCATGCCGGGATCACGGCACCCCAGCGCTGCAGGCCGTACGCTTCGCCGGTGTCGGCGACGCGGTGCACGTGTCCGCGCAGGACGACGTGCGTGTCCGGGCGCTCCATCAGCATTGCCGCCGTTTCTCGCCGAATCGCTCCGCCGTAGAGCCGCGGGTCGTCGCCCCCGCCTCCGACGTGGTGCGCCACATCGAAATGAACGCCGGCCACGGTGAGCAGCAGTCGGTAGAACGCGTGCATGCCCGTCGACGGATCGCGCCGTGCGCCGAGCTCCCGGCCGATGGCGTAATCCGATGCTGAGCCCTTTCCGCTGTGAGCTTCCGTGCCACGCAGGACGTACAGCTCATGCGCAAGCGCCGCGAGCGGCTGCATGACGTCAAGCGCGGCCGTCGCCTGGATTTCGGGTGCCTGGCTCAGCAGCTGCGACGACTCGTGGTGTCGGCCGTCGACGAATTCGCCCAGGCTCACCACGACGACGTGATAGCCGCGCCTGCGCAGCGCACGCACGCGCGCCGTCATCTCGAGCCAGCGCTCCCATAGCCAGCGCTGCGCCTCGTTCGGCGTGTATCGCCCGCCGTCTTCGAGGCGCACGCCGTGCGCCGGGCACAGCGCGACGGATGAGCCGACGTGCAGGTCTCCGACGGGCACCACGACGATGGGCGACCGGGCGTAGCGCGTCATATAGAGCGCCTGTCGTCGGCCAGGTGCGCGGTGTGCCGCGGATCGGATTCGGTGTTTTCCATATGTTACTTAGATAATCAATTTCTAAGTGAAATCTAATTTATATGCGGCGTCAATCGGCGTATAGTCATCGCATCAGACACACCCGACCAGCGGCCAAGCGCGGACGGGCACTCAGCAGGAGACACAAAAATCATGAACACCAACGACCGCACAGTCACCATCGACACCCGCACGCAGACGCCTGCGCAGATCGTCGAGCGCATCGCAGAGCTCGCCGGGATCAAGCGGCCCGACGATGCCATCAGCGTCTGCTACCTGCTCGACCGACGTTACGACATCGTCGACCACGACGGCAAGGTCTTGAGCGCATTCCAGTGGCGCGACGCGTGGCGCGCGCTGCTGGGCGTCGAAGAACGGCACCTGAGCTCCTACGGCGACACGGCGCAGAGCCTGCGGCGCTACGCCACGACGCAGGGCTACATCTACGTCGACCAGCACGCGGCAGCGCTCGCCGAAGCCTGCGACGACGAGGCGCTCGCGCTCAACGGAGAGGTGTGGGACGCAGAGCTCGAGTCGGACTGGGGCGACGCCGACCCGGACTGCAAGGGCAGTGACGACGGCTGGGATTACGCCGAATGGCGCATGATTTGCGCCACCGCTGCAGCCTACGCCTGCGAGCGGGCGTATCGCGCCATCGTTGCCAGCCGCTGATTCACACACACACGACGCCGGGCGTTTAGCGCGCCCGGCGTTTTTTTGCACTATGAACCAAGACACACCAACCCCTGAAGAGTCCGCGCAGATCTGGCTCCGCGTCCACCGCAGGCGCTCGCGCGTGCAGGCGCATCGCGACATCAACGAAGCGGAGCGCATCATCGCCGAAGCGCACCGCTGCGCCGACGTGATCCGCGATTCCGGCGCCGCGCCCGGCGTCGCCGCGTGGGCGAAAGAAGCCGCAGGCCAGATCGCCGCGACGGCGCGCGAGCACATCGAACGCACGCTGCGGCCGGTCGCCGTGCGCAGGGCCGCGCGCGAAGCTGCGGACGCTGAAGACGCGCGCGCGGCAGAAGCGTCTGCGCACGAGCAAACCAATCGAGCCCGTGCGCGAGCGCGCGACGCGCTGCTGAGCCTGGCCGGGATGGACGTCGTGATCGACGTCGACGGCGAGCGCATGAAGGGCAGCGTAACCAGCGTCACGCACGGGCCGCTCGTGCACGTCGCGCTGGCGGACGGGCGCGAAATGACGCTGCGCCTTGCGCGCGCCATCGACGTCACGGACGCATCTCCCGAATCGTGACAATGTCCGCGCCGGCTTCGTGCTTCTGCAAGAAGTCGGCGAATTCGTCTACGTCGCTCGCCTGCGTGCTGGCGAGCGTGAGCCGCTCATGCGGGCCGATTTCTTCGGCGAACTGGCGCTGCGATTCTCGCATCTTGCCGCCGCGCCGCTTGCACTCGATGAGCAGCGTGTGGCCCATCTTCCAGGCAATGACATCCGGCACGCCGACCAGTTCGCGCGTGACGGCCTGCGGCTGCGACAGCTCACGCACCATCCATCCGTGCCAGCGCAGGCGCGCGACGACGGCCTCCTGAATGTTTCGCTCAGAGACTTTCGCTTTCATCAAATGCCTCCATCGTCCACGGCATCACGTCGCGCATGATTGCGCGCATCGCCTGAGCATAGACGCGGATTTCGTGCTGCGCATGATCGTGATCGCGCAGGCGGATAAAGCTCATCAGGTTGTGCGCGTCGATGCTAGCCACGGCCGTGTAGTAGGCCGAAAAGCCGGACAGGAAGAGCCGCGCCATCTCGCGCGCCGCGCCTAGCTTCAGCGCTTCCTGGTAGAGCTGATATCCGCGTGCTGCATGCACGCTGAGCATATAGCCGAGTTCGCGAGAATCCTTCTCATTAATCGGCCCGTCGCTCGCCTGCTTGTTTGACTTCGACTGCTGCCGCCAAACATCGGGCACGTAGAAGTCCTGTTCGTCGAACTCAGTGTAGCGGCCGCTCTGGAAATTGAACGACCACGTGCGGTGCCGCACCCATTGCCACCACGCAACAAGCGGCGCGCGCACGCGGAACTTGAACACCACCTGCTCAAACGGCGACGTGTGCCGATTGCGCAGCAGGTAGCGCAGCAGCCTGCGGTCCTGCTCGTCGCCCTTGCTCTCTCCCAGGAACGACACGCGCGCTGCGTTGACGACGGCGAGATCGGCGCTTACGCCCGTGCCCGGATGCGGCATCAGGTCGAGCAGCTCAACGCAGCCCTTGTCAAGCACGTCGATACGCCTGCCGACGGGGCTGCTCAAAACGGAAAGTCCTCGCTGCGCACGGCAGGCTTGCTGCCGCCCGGCGCCGCGCTCGGCCTAACGGATTCGTCGCCCTGCTCGCTCGCCGAAAGGAAGCGCACGGTGTTCGCCACGATCTCGAAGCTCGTGCCCGTTTTGCCGGCTGTGCCCGTGAAGAGCTTCGGCCCGCCGGTAGCAGGGTCAACGCCCATGCGCCCTTCGACGAGCACCATCTTCCCCTTGCTCAGATACTGATTGCAGGTCTCGGCCTGCTTGCCGAACACCGACACGCGGAACCACGTCGTCTCTTTCTGTTTCGCGCCGGCCTTGTCGTTGTAGACGCGGTCTGTCGCGACGCTGAACGATGTTACCGGGTCACCGTTGGCCATGTGGCGCATCTCAGGATCGCGTCCGAGTCGTCCGATTACAGTGATGCTCTGATACATGATGTTCTCCTAGATTCGCGCAGCCACGGGGGCCGCGTGCTGGTCCTGATACTTGCCGCCGCGATCCGCGTACGTTGTTTGCGGACGCTGATCGAGGGGCATGAATATGAGCTGTGCAATTCCCTCTTCGGTGTAAACGCGAATTGGCAGCTGGCCGACGTTGCTGAGTTCGAGCGTGATGTGCCCACGCCACCCGGCTTCAATCGGCGTCGCGTTGACAAGAAGTCCGCAGCGCGCATACGTTGACTTGCCGATGCACAGTGCCATCACGTCATCGGGCATGTCGATGTGTTCTACCGTGGAACCCAGCACGCATTCACCTGGCCGCAGTTCAAAAAATCTGTTTTTGCGATCGAACGTGAACACGTCGTCCCATTGCATGTCGTCTGGATTTTTTGGATCGATAGTCGCCTTGCCAAAAAAACTTTGCACCTTCACCTGGCGCGACAGGCGCACGTCATAGCCATTGCATGATGTGCCGTAGCTGATTACTTTTTTGAATGTTTCATCGATGCGCACCTGCTGCGGCATGAATGGTGTAATGCGTTCGCTCATTCGTTCGATAATTGTTTTGTCAGACCAGACCATTTTTCTCCTTATGGACTTTGCCGCCCCGCGGAAGCGCGGACGCGCTCCAAAAAAACGCGCATTCCCGCAGCGAAGAGAGTACGCTGAGAAGCGCGGCGCGAGAAGACTCGGTGGTGTGCTTCGACGCCGTCATAGCGCGCTTGAGATCGACAATCATTCCGTCAATGTCGAGGATGTGCTGACGGCACGCGCCAAAGCTTTCGTTGCTGGGCGCGCCGCGTGTGGCCGTGTTGTGCACTGCGATGCAGGACTCAATGATGTATGCGGTGAAATCAAAAGCCGCGTCGCCGGATTCTCGGCGCACAATTTCGACTCCTGTTTCTTTTGCAGCAATCGAGGCGATCTTGTTTCGCGCGCGGCTGTCTTTCCCCTGGCACCGTTCCGAGCAGTACATTTGCTTTCCGGAGCGAGGCTCAAACGAATCGCCGCACTCCGCGCAGTTTTTTTTGTTCAACCGATCCTCTCCTTTTTGACAAACTCGCCGGCTTTGTTGCGCTGTCTGTACGTCTCTTCGCGCTCGCCGGCGATTCTGAGCTTGATGCGCTGCACCGCTCCGACGGTGCGCTCGATTTCGTCGGCGGAGAAGTCCAGCATGCGGCCGACGCTTTCGACTCGCACGCTGCCGCCGTCAATCGCGACGATGCGCCCGGCGTCGGACGCTTCAATCAAACGTTCACGGCCACCGATGCTCATTGCGCGCGCCGACCGCACGAGCACCGGCGCGCCGACGCTGATTTCGTCGACCAGCGCCTTAACGAAGATGCGCTGCATGACGGCATCAGCACACGCCGCACTGCAGCAGTCGAGCACGGCTGCGTTACGCTCCACCGTGCGCCCGCATCCGCGGCAGCAGATCGTCGCCGGCGTTTCCCAGACTGTCACCGGCTTCGTCTTCGGCTTCGGCGCAGGTTTTAGCTCGGTGCGCGCAGGTATTGGTGCGCGCAGGTCTTGGCGCGCGATGTAATCGGCAACGAACCTGTCTCGATTTTCTGCGCCGCGAATTCCGTAATAAATCGCCGCGTGCAGCGCGTTTCGGCGAAGATTTTTGCATTTATCGCTGCACACGACGCTGCGCCGCGACACGGATTTTTGTTTGTACAGATTTCCGCACACCGCGCAGGTGGTGCTGGCGACTTCGGCAGGTGTCTTTAGTTTTGCCGGCAATCGCACGCGTCCTGAGCGCCTTCTTTCTTCGGCTTTAAGCTCTTGCCGCCGTTTATACCGGCACGCGGTTCCACACGTGACTTCTGCGCCGTTGCTTTTTTTGGTGAACCTCACGCCGCAGACAATGCACGTCTGCTTTTTTGCATCTTTGGTGCCCGCGGCGCCGATTCGAATTCTTTTCAGTCGCTCATGTCGTGCGCGCTGGCACCGCTTCGAGCACGCGTGATGATTGACGCGCGACTTTGCAAACTTTGCGCCGCACTCCGAGCAGGAAGATATTTCCTGACTGTGCCCTGAAATTATTTTCACGCCAAGCGCTTCGTTGCGGCGCTTGTGCCACTCGCGCTGATAGATTCTGTTGTTGGCGCTGTAGCACGTCGGGCCGCACAGTGCGTGCAACCTGTTTTTCGGCGTAAAAAGATTTCCGCAGATGGCGCAGGCGCGTTTTTCATTCTCTGCCGCCGCGCCTAAGGCCTGCTGATGGTGCGGCTGTTGTGATGTCTCCATAAATGTAAAGTACGGATATACGCAGTCACTGGTATTGCGTGAAAAGGAACTCCCAGTAGCACTCCTGCGTCTCATCCAGCATGTTCAAGATTTTTGTTTCGCGCGCATATTGCTGCGGACGCAGCCGCTCGAGTTCTTCGTAACCGGCAAGCCACAAAAGGCAGTTTGAGTCCCAATACACCATGCCGTGCTGCTGCCCGCGCATTGGCTTCGTCCACTGGTGGTCTTCGTGCTGAGACAGGTAGGACAGCGGGCGCGCAAACAGTCCCGTTGGGCTTTTCCCTTTCAGTTGGTCGGGCGTATCTTTTGCTTCGTTTCCGGGCTTATGCAGAAAATACATCCACACGGGGAACGGCGTCGACTCCTGCACGCTCATGTAGTGCTCGTAGTGGTGCAGGTCAATGCCCGTCGTCCATCTTTCGCGCGTTCGATTCCACGAAAACGCGCTCTTGTGTTTCGCCTCCACCCAGAACGTTCGCTCGCTGCCCATCACCAGCATGTCGGGAGCGACCAGCGTGCGCTCCATCTGAAACAGCGTCGGCCCTTTGTAGTCCCCGGTCTGTTTCTCGTAAACAGGAAGCACGCTGTATCCCTGCGACATGAGCCAGAGCGCAATCAGGCTCTCGCCCACTTTGCCGCCTTCCAGCGACGTCTCAAAATTGCTACGCATCAATCCTCCGGACAACTGCGCCGTGCTTGCCAAATGCCTCAGCAAATTTCTGCACGTTTTGCCCAAGATACACGACCGCGTTGGAGTGCGTCGGCGCGCCGGAGCCGTTGATGAAATGGATGCGCCGATAAACGAAGCAGACGGTGTGCTCCCAGAGCGGATGAAACCACTTGTTGCCGGGCACTGCGTTGACGAGCACCATCGCCTCGGTGATGTTGCCTGCTGCGTATTCCTCGCAGGCGCGTCGCACCCAGCGCGCCTGATTGGTTTCCGACTCGCCTTCGTCCTTGCCATACGGCGGATTCATCCACACGCGGCCGGCCCACGGCTTGCTGAATCCGTCTTCGTCGATGGTGTAGTAGGTTTCGGCGCGGACGTTGGCGTTTGCCTCTGCGCAGCTGGCCGGGTCAAGATCAACGCCGCCCATGACTTCGCGCGCGGAGTCGAGGAACTCAAGCGGCGTGTAGTACTCGTTGGATTTGGAGGAGTTGATGAGCTGGTGCGAAGACACTTGCTTGAATGCTTCTTTTGGCGTTACGCCTTCGTCCAGTTTGCCGATGAATTCCCGAATAGCAGCCGGTGTTTTAGCTGCCACTTCTTTCGCCTGCGGAATCGTCAACTCGCCGCTGCGCACACGTTCGAGCAGTTCAGGCGCTTCGTCGCGCAAGCGTTTCGCGTCGCTAACGTACTGGCGATTCGTGCCGACTAGTTGCGCGGCTTGTTGCACGGCTTCGTTAGTGTGTTGTTCGCGCGGCTCCTCAAACCCTTCCCCAATTAATTGGGGAAGGGTTTTTGCATTTCCGCGTCCGCCTTCGTTTCCACGTTCTCCCGCTGCACGCTGCCGTTCCTTCGCCTCCGCCTCCAGCATCGGCAACACGTCCATAGCCACCGTCGCTTTCTGCGACGACGACAAATGCCGACGCTGCAAGTTCAGCGACACCACGAACGACACCAGCGAGCCTGCGCCGTCCCACACGCGCGTATCCGGCTCAATGCCGAGCTGCTGGCACGCGCGGTAGCGGTTGCGCCCGTCGATGATCTGGCCGTCGTGCACGTAGATGGGCTGACGCTGCCCGTTCAAGCGAATGTCTTCGACGAGCGCGGAGAACTCGTCGTCGCTCATCATCGGGAAGATGTTGGCGACTTCGTGGAAGGTGTATTGAGTTGTCATCAGTTCGTCTCTTCTTCGAGTTCGCGCCGGGCGCGCTCTTCGTTGGCGCGGCGCTGCTCGTCGGTGAACGTCACCTGGGCGCGCCGGAACTTCCCGTTGCTGCCGCCGTTGTTCGCCGTCGTCGTCGCAGGCTTCGGCGAGTGCCTGGATTCTTCAAACTGCACCCAGAGCTCGGTGATGCGCTCAGGAGTCGGCTTGTCGCCGCGCTTGCCGCGCCAGTCGTTTGCGTGCCACCACGCCGCGAAGTCGGCGACGGCCGCAGGGTCAATCCCGCGCTGCGCCAGGTATTTCGCGGCAACGCTGATGCGCTTAGCCGACATCGGAGCCTTCGCGTCCATGACGCAGGCCTTGCCGACCGCGGCGAAGCAATCGCCGTAAAGCGGTGACTTCGCCGGGCGCTCAGGGCGTACCGGTTCTTCGCAAGCGGGAGCGTCTGGAATGGATTCGGCGCGCGGCTGTTCTGGAGTCGGCGTCGGTGCAGGTATTGGCGCGCTTGCAGTCTGCTGCACCTGAACGTCCATTGAAAGGCGAGAGGTCGAAGGCGTCGCGCCAGCGGCGCGAGAGCTTTCTTTCTCTTTCTTTGTTTTCTTTCCTTTCTTTTGTGTGTGGAGTTTTTCCACTGGTAGCGGTGTACTTTCTCCACTGGTAGCGGTGGAGTTTTTCCACTCCTTCCAGTGGAGTTTTTCCACTAGTGCAGAATTTCCACTAGTGGCGTCGTCGCTGTCTTCTGCCGCCACGCGGAACTCGTAGACGTAGGAAGCGCCGCGGTCCGTCATCACCTCGCGGCGCGCAATCCACTTCAAGCGCAGGGCTTCGTCGATGGCGCTGATAACCGTTTTGCGGGACATTCCGGTCTGCGCTTCCAGCTGAGACAGGCTAATCAGGTCGGCCTGACGGTGCCACCCGCGCGTTCGCCGGAGGACGACGCACACGACGCGGAACGCGGCGTTGCTCAGGCCCTGCCCGCGGTCGAGCAGCGCGTTGGGAATCTGCGTGTAGTTCGGCTTTTCGCCGGTCCACTCTTCGGGCTTTCGTTCGTCGGTCAAGAATTGCTCCTTGCCATCTGCCGCCGACCGTGATACAGTCAGTAGCGCATGGCTCTTTGGTTGCTAGACCACAGAGTTCTGTGTCTCCGGCGCGGATTCCGACTTGGTCGTTGGGAATCCGCGCTTTTCTTTTTCCAGCATTCCCGCAAGACGCAGCTCATGCATGGGTTCCAAATTGAACGCAAGCGCCATGCGCACTACGAGCTGCGCGCTAGGGTTTTTTCGCCTGCGCTCGACGTTGCATATCTGCTGCTGAGTCACCCCGGTCGCCCGCGCCAGATCGGCCTGTGTCATGCGCCGCGCTTTGCGCAGTTCTCGGATTCGTTGTGAGTAGCCGGTCATTGGTCTGTGATGATATAACACTACGGTAATAAACACAAGTCAAAGAAAAGCCGCTGCTGGAATTTCAGCAGCGGCTTGACGTGACTTGGAGTGTCACTGCCGCCAAGGCAGCTTTATATCTCAAGTAATTAAGCTGCAAACTTAATTACCCCCCCCCCGACATAACTATTTTATGGTTGACGCGTGCGCTGGCCACCGCGTTGATTTGTTCAAGCAACTTTGCCGCTTTAGCAGCTTTACCGTGCCTTGCCAGTTTGAGAATTGCTGCCACCAGTCGAATCAGCATCTGCGCCCCCATTGTTCAGCATGGCTTCGAGCATTGCAACTGCGACCGCCATGCGTTGCTTGTCGTGCATCATGAGCCGCACGGCTCTTACGAGCCGGATGGCAACGGGATCGCTGCTCCCGTTCACGACAATTGCATCAGTTATAGGCGCATAGCCCGCAAGTTGCAACAAGGTGTTTACGTCCTCCTCGAGGAAGTTCGCAATGCCAATTACCACTTCTGCGGATGGGCGTCGTTTGCCCGTTACCAGGTTATGCACCTGTGCCTGGGCGATGCCCGCAGCGGTGGCGAGGTCCTGCTGTGTGTAGAAGCGTTTCGTGGCCGAATTAACGCGCGTGCGGATGATGCGCATCAGCCACGCGCTGAACGGCGTTTCGAATGTGATGTCCGACATACAGATATGGTAGCAGAAAAACAACTGCAGTAAGTGTCTAATTGGCTATTGACAGTATCACTACGGTGATATAAAATCACAGCCATCGACGGGCGAACGACCAACTAACCAGCCCGGCGACGTGAAGGAGACACACAGATGAACACCAAAACCTACACCCAGCGCAGCAAGGGCGGGCGAACGACGGCGCGCCTCGGACGGATGCATGACGGTGCAGTGCTTGCCCGCGCATTCGATGGAGACGTCACCGACGAGGCGCGTGTCACCATGGCGCGCGAGATCAAGACCGCGCTGAAGCGGTTCCGGGCCGCTGCGGCCGGCGAGTTCGACGCGCTGGCGCAGGCCATCCCGGGCCGCTGCGAAGGCGACCAGCGCAGCGCCACAACGATCCTGCGCGAAGTTGCGCGCGCGAACGGCGACGCGGCTGCGCTCGCTGCGCTCATGAACGAGTGGATTGCCCGCGCCGTGCAGGCCGAGCTCGCATCCGACGAAGCGCGCAACGGCTGGCGCGGCGCGGGCAAGACGTGGGCACAAGTAGAGCCGGTGGCCGGCGCGGCCGACGCCGAGCGCGCCAACTATGCGACAGCATCGCGCATGGCGCGTCTGATGCTCATGACGGGGGTGGCAGCATGAGCCGCTCTACCGGCATCACTGGCCGCGCGATGGCCGTCGGGGTAGCGCGCGCGTGGCTCCGGCACGCGGCAGACCGCGCGCAGGTCCTGATGAGCCACGAGGCGCGTATTTGCCTGGCAGCCGCAGAGCGCGCCACGCAGAGCCCGGCACTGACGGCGGAAGACCGCGCGCAGCTCATGAGCGAGCGCGCAGCCGTGGTGGCTGCGATGCCGTGGGGGCGAGCGTGATGCCGAGCACACCAAAGGGATGGGCCATCAGCGCGCTCGTGCTCTGCGCAATCTGGGGCGTCATGATCCTGATCGGATCGTGGGACGCCGAAAACAACGCCGCGTATGCGCGGCACCAGAACTGCCGCGTTGCGCAGGTCGCAACCTGCGCGGAGGCGTCGAAATGAAAATCGGCATCGGCTATGTGATCGCAATTGCGTTGAGCGTCGTGTTGTGCGTTGGCTTCACCGTCGCTGCGGCGTCGGGGCTTGCCGGGGTGGCGCGATGAGCGCGCGTGCGCTGTCGGACATCGTCGCGGAAATGCGCGCGCTGCGTGAATCTGCCGATACGGATGAGCCGATGTTTAGTTCAAGCTATTTCGACGCGCTGCACGCGCAGGCCTGCACCGCAGCCGACGCCGAGGAGGCCGCGGCGTGGCGGGCCTACAACGATTACGTCATCGATGAGTGCGCGTGGCAAGCGCGCACAGCAGCGATTGATTCGCTATGGGACACCGTGCGGACGCTCACGCGCTACAGCATGGCGCACCGGGCGGACATGGAACAGGACCTGGCGTAAGCCGGCCCAAGAAGGATAAAAAATGGGACAGATGGAAATCACAGGCAGCTCGCAGGCTCTTGCGCCGGTGCGCGACTTCTCGGCGGCAGAGATGGACGTCATCAAAACCGTCATCGCGCGCGGCGCGTCCGACGTTGAACTCAAGATGTTCGTGGCAATGGCCACCAAGCTTGGCCTCGACCCGCTGAGCAAACAGATCTACTGCGTCAAGCGCCACGTGAAGCAGGCCAACGGCCAGTGGGTCGACGCAATAACGATTGTCGTCGGCATCGACGGCTACCGGCTGGCGGCGGACCGCACCGGGCGCTACTGCCCCGGCCGTGCGCCGACCTACGAATACGACGACGACGGGCGCGTGACGTCGGCCACGGCGTACGTGCTCAAGCTCGCCGGTGGCGCGTGGCACGAAGTGTCGGCCGTCGCATTCTGGGACGAGTACGCGCAGACAAACAAAGAAGGCGCGCCGACAGCAATGTGGGTCAAGATGCCGCGGCTCATGCTGGGCAAGTGCGCCGAAGCGCTTGCGCTGCGCCGGGCCTTCCCGGCTGAACTCTCGGGCGTCTACACCGAGGATGAGATGGCGCAGGCGCAAAACGACGCGCCTCCTGCGATGGTCGCGCATCCCGTCGTCAACGCGCCACCGGCCATCACGGCGCCGGCGGCAACGGCAAAGCCGCACAGCGGGAATGTTGGTGACGCCATGTGGAAGATGGAAATCTCCGCGCTCGGCGTCAAGGCGAAATCAATTATCAAAGAAGTCGCCGACTTGCCCGACGAGCAGCGCGAGCGACTGGTGAACGCGATGAAGATCGCGCGCGACGTGCTGAGCCAGAACGGGTCCAGCACCGCAGACCATCGCGCGTTCGCGATCTCGGCGCTCAAGCGCGCCATCGGGATCGAGAAGGAAAAATCGCAGCAGGCGTAGATCGGCCAGGGCTTCGGCGGCGCAGGCTGTCGGAGCATTCAGGAGAAAAAATGATTCAGGAAACGATTCAGGAAATGATCGACTACGACAAAGACCTTATCGAGCCCGGCCGCGACTGGGGCAACGTGTGGCGACGTAACGCCGTCGCCCTGCTCACGCGCACCAACATGGATCTGCACTGGCTGTACACCATGCGCGACGTCGACGCGGCGTGCGATGAGCTGCTCAGCAGCACAGAGCCCGTGCGCGTGTCGTTCAACGCGTTTATGCGCGCGCCGGAGCGCATCAGGCACCTGTGCGTGGACGACCTTGAATGCAAGCACGCGAATGCGGCATACCGGGCGTTTTTCAACCGCTAGTTGATTTGCCCGGCGGCACAGGTCGCCGGGCGCATCAAATCATGGACACGAAAAGATTCACCCGCAATTACCTTGGCAGCCAGTGGCACACACAGGAAGGCGCGTTCCGCTGCATATCGCACGTGCTGGCCGGCATCGCGCTCACGATTTCGCGCGGCGATTTGCTCGACGAAGCGCAGATTGCCGACCTGGAGGAAATTGCAAAAGAGAAGTCGCTCTGGCCCGAAACGCGCAAAACGGTCAACAAGCTGTTTGCCGAAAACAAAGCGCAAAACGAAGAAACTCAAAAGATGCAAGACACCCTTTTGGCGCTCGGAGAGCACCAGCGCGAACGCAATCGCATTTTCATAGAACGGGCGCGCGCCGTATTTCGCGCGGCCGACGATGACAGCAACGACAACAAGAGCGCTTCGGAGGCTTAGGTCGCCGGCATTACTCACCATGAACCACGAAGACGCAAGACGCATCATTGACGAGCTGAGCAACGCGCGCACCGCGATCGACGCAGCAACCGTTGAGCGCGACATGCTCATCGACTCCCTGCTTACGCTCGAACAGAAGGCGCAGATCCAAGAAATCCGCGACGAGTTCGACGAGCGCATCGACGCCGCGCGTGCCACTGCGGAATTGATGGAAGCGCAGGCGAAAGCCGCGGTGAAGGAAATCGGCGAGTCGGTCAAGGGCGAGCGCATGACGGCCGTGTGGTCCAGGCCGCAGGTGACGTGGGACGGCGACGGCCTGCTCGCCATGGCTAAAAATCCAGAGTTTGTCTGGCTCAAAGAATTCATGAAATGCGGAGAGCCGCGAATCTCCATCAGGACGCGATCATGACACCAGAACAAATCGAAGTCACCACGGTTTCGGCCACGTGGAATCCTGAACGCGCTGATAAAGCCTTCGCAGATGGCCGGCATGCCGTCAGTCTCGCCTTTATGGCGAATCCGGATTCACTCAAGGGCGTTCAGCGTGTCGTCGTGGACGCCGACGCGTGGTCCATGCATATCTACCGCTCAGGAGAACCGAGCGACGAGCAAATGCATTTGTGGGAAGAGGTGCGGGAAGGCGCGCGGGAAGGCGCGCGGGAAGGCACGGAAATCTATTGGTATGACGTATCGGAGTTGTGGACCAACGCAAAAAGTTTTCGGGATCAACACGGCGTAATTGAAAGTTTAGACGTAAGCCTGCACGGACTGATTGAAACCTTTCAAAGGTTTATAGGCGGCAAATGCCAAGACGATGACGCGTTGGGCGCGTCTTATCTTTGTTTTTACACAGACGCTGTTATTCATCCGCTTATTTACGACATCGTGAACGCCATCGCGTTGCAGACACACCTGCGCATGACGGCGCTGCAGAAGCGCGCCATTGGCGACAAGGACATCGCGCAATGAGTTTCGGAATATTTTGCATTGCTTGCGGCGCAACTGACTGCGATTTTGAAAAACATCACTATCCGGTTCCAAGACTTGCAGGCGGAAAGAGCACCATATCGCTGTGCAGAACGTGCCACAACCTGGTATCTCGCATTCCTTTGAAAGACTGGCCGTGGGAAGTTTACAAAGCGGTAATTGAGTCCGACTTTCGCGGGCCTGCGTTGCTGGCGTTTTTGAAAATCGTTGAAAAGTATTACAGAGAGCCGGAGAACCATGACAACCAATGAAAGACTCCTGCTGGAAATGCTTCGCGCGGTAACGCTCGTGCTGCGCGTGCTGCTCGGGCACACGGAAATGGCGCACGCGCAATCGGCGCGCAACATCGCCACGGACGTATTTACCGACGATTCGTATCGCGCGCTCACACCTGCGATGCGCGCCGTATTTGCCGACGCGGGCACAGCCATCACCGACGCCGCAGGCGCGGTGAAAGGATTGAAGCCGTGACTCCGCAGCAGAAAGACATCGTAATCCGCATGCTCACCGAGTCGCTGCAGGCGCTCTCCTGCCCGCACGCTCACGCAAGAAAAATTATTGCGCAGCATCGCGACGACATCGGACGGCTTCGCGCGCAGATTGTGGCTGAGCCGACGGACGAAGGCGCGGGGCTGTTGCTTGTGCACGAAGCGCAGCTCGCGCTGTGGGCCGCGTGGAAATCGGCGACGGACGCCGCGCAATAAACCGGGAATTTTATGAGTGAAGAAAATTTCGAAATCGGCGTGCTGCCATTTGGAAAACTGGCGGCAATGGTGAACAGCGTTTCGTATCTCGCCAGGCTCAACCGCGAGTGCTACCGCTCTGTTTATTTTGCCGTGAAGGACGGCGCGCTGCGCCTGTTCGCCACCGACGGAATATCGGCCGCGTGGATTACGCACCCGGTTGAAGCCGGCGACTGCGAGAGCATCGCCGCAAACAACGCGGAGCTGGAAACGGCAGTTGCTTCGTTTAAAAAAGACGCCGCAAAGCAGAACGTGTTTTTGTCGCGCGTTGGCAACGAGCTCGTGCTGGAATCGTACGGCCTTGCGCAGCGGCGCGCGTCGATTGCAAGCAGCATTAAGTACGAGTCTCTAACGGCGCACAAGATCCCGGCGGCAAGCGCGCACGTCAACGTCAAAGACGCTTTGAAGGCACTGACTTCAATTTCAAAAAATCACAAAACCATTGCGATTCACTTTCAGCGCGGCGACGAAGCAACTGCGGCGTGGATGGACGTAAAAATAAAAACCGTCAACACCGAAGCTTCCTTTAAATCGCACGCCACGTGGAGCCCGGTGCTCGCGCTCTCAGGCGCAGCGGCCTGCCCTGCTCTCGGCGACGGCAAAAGCTTTCGCTTGTATTTTCAGACAAAATTTTTTATAGACGCGCTGAGGCATTCCGGGAAAGAAGCCATCGTGCGTATGTTTCCATCGCATCCGACGGGATACGGCGGCGTGTCTGTAACGGGCGACAACGAATGCACGCATCTCATCAGCCCGGTCAAGGAAACGGCGGTTTGAAATGAACATCGACGAAATCATTATCCAGATGAACCGCACGGCTGCGCCCGCTCGCAGCGAGTCTATCGAGTCCGTCGCCGCGCGGATCGAAGTCATGCATTCCCTTCTCGCACGCGCGAAGGAGCTGGGCCGCAGCCCTGAGATGCGCGCGCGAATTTTGCACAACACGCTCGTGCCGCAGATGCGCGTACGCATGCGCGAGCTGTTTTGCGCGGAAGGAATCCAACTGTGAAAAAAGAAATTGCCAGCAACCTGCTCATCGAAGAAATCCGCGCCGTCAGTCGTCACACTCGCGGCGACGCCACCGACGTGCTCGCGCAAAAATTGCGCCGCGTTCTGGAAATTGAGCGCGAAGCCCGCATCGGAAACAGGATCGACGCGGGCGTTCGCGCCGAAATTGAACGGGCGCACGACCAGCTTCAGCGCGGCATCCTGCATCGTTTGGGAATCACGCGCACGGAATGGTGGTACTGATGCCAACGCGCTACGTCAACCTTACGACGCATGACGTGCGCGTGTATACCGGACACTGCCACGATCCATACTCCGACCGGAATTTGGAGAACTGGATCATGCTCCCGTATACCGGCTTGGTAGCGCGCGTGGATTCAATCTCAGAGACGACCAGCGTTGGCGGCGTCCAAACGCTGCGCATGCACATGGGCGCAACCGTTGGAATTCCAGGCGCTCAGCCTGGCGTTGTCTATGTCACGTCTTCGCTCAGCGCGCGCACTGCAATGCGCATCGACGTTGTCAGCCCGGACATTGACCGGAGCCCGGTGCTCGACAGTCAGGACAGAATTTACGCCGTGCGCGGCTGGAAGCAGTGGATTGAAAAGGAAAGCGAAGGCGAATGAACCGCGACGAACTTCTTTCTGCGCTCAACGCGTGCGGGTGGCGCGCAAAAGCGGCGGCGGAGATGCTGCACTTTTCGCCTCACACTGTAAACCTTTACACCCGCATTTACCGGCTGTATGCGCTGCGCCCGTGCTCCGTGTGCGGCAGGCAGTGGGAGCGCACAAACATGCGCCGCGTGTGCAGCGACGGGTGCCGCGTGCAGGCCAATCGCAAAAGAGCGAGCGCGTACAAACGACGACGCGCCGCGGCACAGGTGCGATGGTGATCGCAGCTGTGCTCACCCTGACGCTCAGCATCAGCGCCTACACCCCATCCGCTAACGCCATCAGCAGCGGGCGCATCATGGCGGACGGACGCGCGCCTTTCTTCGGCGCGTTCGCCTGCCCGCACAACATCCCGCTCGGTTCGCGCGTCACGCTCATCGGCCGCATCGCCGAACGCGCGCGCGCAATGCGCCTGCCCGTCGTCGGCGTGTGCGCAGACCGATTCTCGCGGCAATACGCGAGCGGGCATCTTGATATCTGCATCCCGCAGTCCTATGCGGGATTTGGGAATTCGGCGCGCCTGCGCTGGGCGTATCTCTGGGGACGCGCGCGCGGACAGGTCGTCATTGACACCAGCACAATGGAGAACAGATAATGGACGCAGAGATTGAAACGTGCGACGGCGGCGAGATGTTGCCGTGGGTGGTCGCCATCGAAAAGCCTTCCTACGGCGACGACCCATGGTTCCGCTCTTTCTGCCGCGCGATGGCCGAAGGTTTGCTCCACTACAAAAAACAAGATGAACACCTCGAACAGCGAGACGAATGAATACTGGCGCTCCGGCGAAATATTCGCGTACGTGCGCAAGTCGCTCGTACTCGGAGAAGAAGATCGCATCAGCGAAGTCAAGCAGCGCGACTCGATTGCCAGCGAATGCGAGCGCCTTGGGCTTCCGGAGCCGCAGTGGTATTCCGACGTCGACGGACACCGCAGCGGACGGTACGAACACACGCGGCCCGGCTGGCGCGCATGCAAGTCGCGCTTCCTTGCGTCGCCGCGTTCGGTGCTTGTCGTCTACGAGCTCGACCGCTCGAACCGAAACGTGCAGGCGATGGCAGGACTCATTGAGCGGCTCCGCGTCGCGCCTGAGCGGCACCGCATGGTGATGGTGATGAACCGCTACGACTCCGCACGCGATGGATACGGCGCGCGTGAAGTTCGAGACCTGCTCGCCGAGTCCGTCAGCGCGCAGTACGAAAGCGACAAGGCGAGCGAGCGGATGGCGGCAACAATCGCGACGCTCAAACGCCATAAGCTTCCGTGGGGGCAGCCCGCTTACGGATTCGATCGAGTCGGAAGCGGCATGAAGTCGCGGCTGAATCCTGCACCGTTTGCCGAACAGGTGAGATTCATTTTTCGCGAGTGGGTTGCTGGCGCCACATTCCGCGCAATTGTTCAGCGCCTGAATTCCGAAGGGCACCACTATCACAAGAGCCGCATGACAGGGCGCGCCTCTTACCGCTCGCCTGAGCCGTGGACGTATGCACGCGTCGCCACTTTGCCGGAGATGGTGATGCTCTACGCCGGATACGTGAGCACGGAAAAAGGCGCGACGGTAAAACATGACGTCAAAGACTGCGATCCGGAAACAATTCTTGCCGACCACGCGCGCCGATACAGATACACCAGGACCGACGCAGTCACGTCCATCATCGACGACGACATGTGCGCGCAGGTGCTGCGCACGCGGATGGCGTGGGCGCAGCGCAACTCGAGCGGCCACATGCCTAAAGTCCCCCTGCTCTCCGGGTGCGCGCAACACCTTGGGCAACGCATGCGCTCGCAGACAATGCGCGGGAAGCGCGTCTATCGCACGCGCTGCGTCGGCTCAGTCGTCATCGACGCCGAGACAGTCGAGAAAGATTTTCTCGGGCACATGGCGGGAATCCGATTCCCGATCGGCGTCGTCAGCGGCATTCGGGCGGCGCTTGAGGAGCTGGTACCGAGCAAGCGCGATCGCACCAAGGCTCAGACGTCAATCCAGAAATACACGCGCGGCCTTGCGCAAGCCGAGCGCCGCTACACGCTGGGGGAGATTGACCGCGCTACGTACAATGCACTGCGGGGCGATTTCTCGCAGAGCATTCTGGAGGCCGAGAAGCTGCTGCGGCAGCCGAGCAGCGCAGACCGCGCCATCGACGCGCTCGAGCAGGTCGGCGAAGTGCTTGCCGCTGCGCCTCCGATTGTGCGCCAGCGCGCAGTGACGGCGCTGTTTGAGCGCGTGCAGATTTCGCGCGAAGGCCGAGTTGTGGAGCTCGTGCCGCGCCCGTGGGCGCGCGAAGCGTTCGGCCTGTTGTCGAATGCGTGGGAGCGTTACCAGGCTCACGAAGAACGACCATTAAACCGGGGCGTGGTAACAGACGACGACCACATCGCCGCCGAGTCCATACAGTGGGTAATCGACAGGCTCCGGCCTGTCGTAGTTCCGAAATAGAAAACCAAATGACAACCACACACACCACCACCCTGCCGCTTGAATCGTGGCTTCTCATGACGCAGGTTATCGACAAGCTGCTGTCTGCGCCCTACTCCGGCCGCGAGTCCGTGGCCGCAGCGTCGCGGCTCATCCGCATGCAGCGCGCCATTGAACGCGCGAAGGATGACTCCGGCCTTGAGCCGGTGACGACAAAAGCCGCAAAGGAATACGGCGAGCTTGACGAGAAGAGTCAGCGCTACGCGTTCATCGACCGCGAGAAATACGCGCTGTATGTGCAGGCGCGGCGCGCCGTTCTCGAACAGGACGTGACGATTGAAGCGCCGGCGATTGCCGAGTCGGACATCTCAATTTCGCTGAACGCTGCGGAACGCGCGGTGATTGAACCGATCGTGAAGTAGCACATTTGCGCGATTTGGTTTTGCCGCCTAAAGTTTTGAGCTATGAACACGCTAAAAAAAATATTGTCAGGGCTTCGTGCACTATGGAGCCGAAATGTTTTTGGCAAGCTGCTGGTCGGATTCATCGTCATCGCCGCATGCTGCATTCTGACGTTTGCGTTTGCCGCACTTCAGCCGGCACGGCCGGCGCAAATTCGACGGACTCCGATGCCTGGCGGAAGCGTGTTTATTGCGCCGACGATTCCAGCGCAGCCATCTGCAACACCGGAACCGACGTTGATTCCGGAGCCTACCGAAATTCCTATTCCGACGCCTGAGCCAACTGCGACGCCTGAGCCAACTGCGACGCCATCTCCAGATGATGCGGTAAAAATGGCTGCGCAGAGCGTGTGCGCAGAACGTTTTTTGAGCGCAGAAATCGGCGATGGAGCCGAAATCGTCTGCGCCATGAAAGACGAGCCGATTGTCGGGTTGGTGGTTAACGACGTCCGCAAAGACTTCTACAAAATCGTAAGATCTGCGTGGGCTGCGAAGCCGGGGCTTGCGTACGTCAAGTACCAAGTCGTTGGAAAGTTTTCAACCAAGTACGGCGAAACAATAGAAATGCCTGCAATCACTTTGACGATGCGCGACGTGTTGTTCAAAAAAATAGTATGGGACAAGCTGAGCGAGTATCAGGTAATTGCTCTCATTACAAATAAAAACCCGGAAGAGTCGGCAATCGAAGTCCACCCGTCTCTTGCAAAAGAATGGGTGGACATGGTGAAGTAGCGCACTTGCCGCCAGTAAACTTCTCGTATATACTTCTTCTTGCAGCGCGATTTCCACGTGCTACTAAACGGTGCTGGCCGGGTACGTGGCTCCGCCGGACTTGAAATCCGGCTCCAGCATCGCGCTGCACAAGCGGCGAACGCTGCGTACTGCCGGCCTGCACTTCTTTTGTCGCCAAACTTTTGGAAGTGCAGGCCGGATTCTTTTTTCCGTGCGGCAATGGCACAATGGACGGCGTGAGAATTACAGTGGGCCTTGTCCAGTATCCGGCGATGATTCCTGCGCCTGCTGCGCGGTCGTGGCTGTGCGCCGTTGTCTGCGGAGCAGTGATGTGGCTCGACGGCACGCCGCAGAGACTCAGCCGCGCCGACATGCTGCACCTTGAGCGCGCGTGCGCCGACTACGCAGCGCGTTGCGCGCGCGACGACGAGGCGAGATGCTATGCGCAGGTGCGGGACGCCGACGATCGCAGGCACGTGTTCTTCGAGATTGCGGGTCGCTAGGCGATCAGATGTAATAGCCAATAACACGGATAAGGCCGTTGGACACAGACGCTCCGGCCACTTCAACCACAATGCTGCTACCTGCGCCAACGTTAACCACGCCAACGTTGTCAATTGGGATGTTGGCAGCCTGCGCCGTAACAAGAAGTTGATTAGTTCCAAGAGTTAAATCAGAAGTTGAAGCGCAATTTCTAATATTAATTCTATTAGAGGCGCTTGCTGTTGTCCATGAACCGCGGACAGCAAGAACCACGGCTTTTATTGAACCGTTTAAGCCGTTTGCGGCGGCGTTTAAATTTATCTGATAATTTCCAACGGCTCTTGTTGCAGAACCAGCCCACTGAGTTCCTGCACCGGTAGAACCATCTGTAAGGTTTGTGTACGCAGTATTGGGCACGTAAATATAACCGGTGATAAAAACACTGCTAACACCAACAACCAAAGTTCTGTTTGCAGTCAAATCACCACTATAGTACACGTCGCCGCCACTTGCGCCGGTTATCGAAGAGCCTACGTTCAAGCCGGCGCTTGTGGAAAGAGTAGAGCTGAACGTGCCCGTTGTGGCGCTTAAGCCGGCCAGTGTCGTTGCTCCAGTAACGCCCAGAGTCGAGCTGAACGTGCCCGTTGTGGCGCTTAAGCCGGCCGACGCCTTGATCTGCCCTGCCGTTGCGCCAGTCGCAGTGCCTACATTCAGACCACCGCTAAACGCCGCGTCGTTTGCGCTCACGTCGCCAGACAATTTGATATTTCCAGCACCCGCGCTGGTTGTGCCTACGTTTATTCCGCCGCTAAATGTCGCTGCTCCAGTAACGCCCAGAGTAGAGCTGAACGTGCCCGTTGTGGCGCTTAAGCCGGCCAGTGTCGTTGCTCCAGTAACGCCCAGAGTCGAGCTGAACGTGCCCGTTGTGGCGCTTAAGCCGGCCGACGCCTTGATCTGCCCTGCCGTTGCGCCAGTCGCAGTGCC